CATAATCAAGGTCAGCGGCGATTCGACAGCGGCAGACAATTTAGAGCTAATGTATGACGGCACTGGATATGCGGGTGGTACAACAAAGCTTGGCGTTGACGTTGTAAAGGTGAGCGGCGACTCAACTGCTGCGGACAACCTAGAGTTGATGTACGACGGAACTGGCTATGCTGGCGGAACGGCGAAGCTTGGAGTCGATATTGTTAGCGTCAGCGGGGACACGACGGCAGCAGACAATTTAGAAGCGATGTACGATGGAACTGGATACGTCGGTGGTACTGCAAAGCTTACCGTAGATGTTGCCAAGATTAGCGGTGACGCTACGGCAGCCGACAATCTCGAAGCTACGTTTGACGGCACGGGTTATTCTCATTCAAACGCACCTGCAACTCAGGGTGCTTTGGCTACGACAGACGCAGTATGCGACGGAATCCAGACAGACCTTTCAAACGGCACTGACGGCCTTGGTGCTTTAAAGGCGCTAATCGACACGGTAGACACTGTTGTCGACGGAATCCAGACCGACCTGTCAAACGGGACCGATGGGCTGGGTGCTTTGAAAGCATTGATAGACACGGTAGATGGGGTGGTGGATGCCATCAAAGTAGTGACAGATGCACTTCCAGACAGCGGAGCCTTGTCTAGCTTGGCAACGGCTAGTGCCTTGGCTACTACAGATGCTGTTTGCGACGGCATCCAAACAGACTTGAGTAACGGTACAGACGGTTTAGGTGCTTTAAAAGCACTAATCGACACTGTAGATACCGTCGTGGATGCTGTGAAAGTAAAGACCGACCAGCTTACGTTTACTACGTCCAACCAAGTAGACGCTACAACCAAATCTTTAGACAACGATGTAATTACGGCTGCAAAAATTGCCGCTGATGCAATTGGAGCTTCAGAGCTTGCCGCCGATGCTGTGACTGAAATTGTTGCCGGAGTGTGGGGCGCAGCCTCATCATCTTACACCTCATCAGGCACGTTTGGGAAATACTTAGACGCTCAGGTTTCTACGGTCGGAGGGGGAAGTTTAACTGTATCTGCAATCGCAGACGGTGTTTGGGACGAGGTTCTTAGCGGGCATTCAACTTCAGGAACAGCGGGATTGCTTCTGTCTCAGGCGGGCGGAGGAAGCGGAAACATCGCCGGAACAATTACAATCACAGACGGGTCGTCACCAATCGACGGAGCCAACGTCGATATTACCACCGGAAACAGCAGTAACACTGACGGGCTTGTTGCTACTGGCACGACAAATGTTTCGGGCCAAGTAAGCTTTAACCTGTCGGCTGGGACATACTACCAATGGGTCCAGCACGCAAGCTACTCGGTAAGCAACCCAACAACATTAACAGTGAGCTAACATGGGCTACTCTCCTTCTACCACAGCAATGTCGGCAGTAAGCGCAGGTTCTTTAACCTACGCTTCTTTGTCGTATATCAAAACTCAACTGGGAATCTCAGGTTCCGGCGAAGACACCAAATTAACGCAAATGGGGCTTCAGGCTGAAGAAATTTTTGAGCGAGAAACAGGGCGAAAATTTGTAGCCGCTACTTACACGCACTATTTTGACGGCAGCGGTGAATTCGACTTAGTTTTGCGAGAGTACCCGGTCAACTCAATCACCTCAATTCACGAGGATGCGGACGGGAGATACGGAGCCTCAGCCGACCCCTTCCCATCCTCGACTTTATTGACGAAAGGCGAGGATTACGCACTTGATGCCTTAAACGGTTCCACGAGCTTTAGCGGAATTGTACAAAGAATCGGTGCTAGGTGGCCTAACAAGCGAATTGCCGGTCAAACGGAAGTATCGCATTTAGAAATGAACCGGCGGGGAAATATAAAAGTCATTTACAACGCCGGATACTCAAGCATCCCTGTCGATATCAAAATGGCTATTTGCAACATTGTTGCTATGACTCGGAAAAGTGCTGCTGGCGGAATGCCAATTAGCGGCGTTTCTTTGGACTACTTTAACGTGCAGTACGCGCAAAGTGCCGAAGCCATGGCTCGACTAGATTCAGCCACCAGAGTTATCAACAGATACAAACGACCGAGCTTCTAATGATTACGCCTGAAGAAATAGCAAGCTACGCAAACTCTATGCCTGACCCCAAAGCGGTGACATACTATCCGCGAAGCGGCGGGACTTTTGCTACTGGCCAGTCAGTGACTAATGCTGAAAAGCGTCCAATCACAGCAAAAGAAATGGCATCCATTCAAGGGTTTTTGTCTGGTGCTGACATCGTTTGGCATATTTGGGACAGCTCTATAACAACGACTCCAAAATCTGGCGACAAAATTGTAGACGACGAGTCTACAACGTGGATTGTAAAACACACAATCGAAGAGCTTTTGGGCCAGAGGCACAGGCTTTTTTGCACGAAAGGCAAGTGATGCTTCCGAAACACGAACTGCTTTGGCAGTCGGTTTTTAAAGCCGACGGCCCTAAGAGCGATTGTGGCGCAACCGGGGGGCCGGGGCCGGGTTCTGGCGGATTCCAACCGGGTAACGACTGTGCTGCGGATAAAGATGGTGGTGAGCAAAGCGTTGCGGACGATTTTCGAGATGCGTTTGTAAAACTCAACACTTCCCCCGGACACCCGGACTATGACCCCGACATCCTGAGGAATGAAGACGAATACGACCTGCTTCTAGCTAAAGGGAAGGAACTAGCACACAAATTAACTGCGCGGAACGAGGGGGAAACCGACCAAGAGTATGTGGACAGGATGCGCAAGCTACAGCGCGACACTGTCGGTCGAAAACCCTCCGACAATCCAGCAGAAGAAAGAGCAAACATTAAGATTAGGGGTATAGCCGCTAATGCGATGCACCCGGTTGTCGAAAAAATAAACTCGGCGGGCCTGAAAAAGCAAAAGCAAGAAGCGGCAGAATATAACAAGAAGCAAAAAGAAAAGATAATGTCTGAGATGTCGGTAAAGCCGACTGTTGATAAATACACTGAGTTAGCGAAAAAAAAGACCAAAATCGAAGCTATGAAAATTGGGGCTAACTGGGATACTCGTCGCGATCTTCCGAAGCCGAGAGGCGGTCACACGAAAGAAAAAATTATTAAGTATCTTAAAAAAGCGGGCGGTGCTGATAAAAGCGAGCGGCTGTTCAATGCTGAGATTGCGAAATATAAAAACGCCGATGACTTGGAGGACCATCTTTTTTATCACGGCACTGGCGGGTCGATTAGCAATCTTCGCCCCAGCGTGTCAATGAAAGAGGGGGACTACATTTCTGGCGGAGGGTATGGGGAAAAATATTGGGGTGTTTCGCTTTCTAAGGACCGGGACATAGCGTCCAATTTTACTGGCAGTTCTGACTCTGGCTCGGTTGCCCCCGTTTTGCTCAAAAAAGGAGCGAAAGTTATTGACATGCCCAGTTTTACTGATGCAGCAGACGTTGAAGACCACATCGAGTCGTTGTGGGACAAAGGCGTTGACGCTGTAAAAATCGGCGACTGGAAAGGCAATAGTGAAAAAGAGCTTTTAGTGCTGAACCCCAAGTCTATTGTGGTCGGAAAACCGGAAGGCTACAGCGTTTACAACAAAAAGAAAATGCCATCGTTTGATAAAGTAAAAATCCAGTCTATGTACGACAGCGCAGCGGACAATTACGAAACATCGGGAGGTCGCCGGTCCGACATTGAGGCTTTTATTAAAAAACGAGAATCTAGCTCAACACAAGCCGAGCAAGATTCTAAATCCCTTCCCTGCCACGAATCTCTCTGGCTGTCAGTATTCAAAGCTGACGACGATTGCGGAGCCAACGCTCCCGGCGGTGGAGGATTTCAACCGGGGAATGACTGTGCTGCGGACAAAGATGGTGATGAGTCTGCGTCAGGTAAAAGAACTAAAGCGTTCGACGAGTGGTTTGGCGACTCAAAGGTAGTTGACGAAAACGGCGATCCGCTGGTTGTTTATCACGGCGTAAAAGACCCCAAAATTAAAGAGATAAAAGACGGGAAAATTGTTTGGGATATTGGGTTTGATGTCTTTGATACAGAAGGTGGAATGGAAGCCGGAGCGTATTTTTCTCCAGATATAAATGTGGCGAAAAAGTACGGAACGCCAATACCATTTTATCTAAGGGCGACTAGCCCAATACAGAAAGAAGACCCGATCAGTTCAGCTCCACATAATGCTGATTCAATCTTTAGAACCCGTGGCAAATCCAATAAAATACAAGACGCTTGGGAGATTGCCGTATTTAATCCATCTCAAATTAAAATGGCTGTTGGCAACGAGAACCCGACCGACGACCCTAGCATCCACAAATCCGCCGACAGCCCCAAAAGCGATTGCGGAGCCAACGCTCCCGGCGGTGGCGGATTCCAACCGGGGAATGACTGCGCTGCGGATAAAGACGGTGGCGGTGATGAGCCTGCTTCGGGGAAAAGAACTAAAGCGTTCGACGAGTGGTTCGGCGATTCAAAAGTAGTCGATGAAAACGGCGAGCCGCTTGTGTTGTATCATGGCAGCGCGGCAGAAAACATTGAGGAGTTTGATGTTTCTCGCGCAGGAACAGTGCAGCGGTCAGATTGGGGAGAAGGGGTTTATTTCACTCCAGACGAGGGTCTTGCTGAAACCTACGCAAGCGAAGCGATTGGTCGGTCTGACTCGGCTTCCAAAGAAGCCAACGAAAAGCTGGATGAGTACCTTAAAGAAAACGGTGGACGAGGTGATATGTATATGCGCTTGGATTTGAGAGCAGGCAAGATTACACAAGAGGTTTATGACGTAGCCCAAGAAATGGACCGCGAAGCATCAAGGCTATTTTATGAATCCAGAAAAAAGAAAGGTACTGTCTATCCAGCGTATGTTCGCATGAAGAACCCGTATTACTACACCTACGGTGGTATCACCGACCCATATCTCGCGGATATTGCAAAGGGTCTTGGGCATGACGGGATAATCATTGCCGCCGAAGGATCAAGCAGTCCGAAGGATTGGGAAGAAGTAATTGTTTTTGACCCAAAGCAAATTAAGTCTGTTGATAACGAGGGAACCTTTGACCCAGACAACCCCAGCATCTACAAATCAAAAGACAACTGCGGCGCTAACGCTCCCGGCGGCGGGGGATTTCAACCGGGTAATGATTGCGCTGCGGATAGTGGTGACGGCAAAGTGCCTGATTTATCTGAGTTTCACGAAGATAATTATAAAGACTCTTGGGACACCGGAGAGCCTATTGAAGCCTCTAGCGAGTACGAAGAAGCTTATGAGCAGGTAAAGCAGGAATTTATAGATCGTCGCAGCAAAATGCTTGCGGAAGCAGATAAAGAACGATGGCACAAAGACCCAGATTACAGAAACAAGCTAATGGCAGAAGGGGCGAATAGCAAAAAAAATATAGCTGCGTTAAAGCAGAAAGCAGCAGAATTAGCCGTAGAACAAAAACAAAATCGTTCTAGGCAAAAATTTCGCAATTTAATTTCTGATTTAGAATCGCGTAAATACCCAATCCCAGCTTACAGATCAATTAGAATTGATGCTTCAACAAAAGAGGAGGCACTTCAAAAATTAAACTTAGATGATGTTGGCGAATACTGGTCAAGGGATATGGATCGCGCCCGACCAGCTATGGGAAGATCAGAGCAAATGACAGTAATGCTTCGCGCAAGCGTTCCCTCTGACGACGTAGACTGGCAAAAAACTATTGACGCAAACATGAACCCCAAATACGGGGATCGCGAAAAAGAGATAACAATAAACCCTAGCACTTCCTTGGCTATAACGGGAATAAAAGTGTTAGATCGTGGTCAGGATTACACCGAAGGCAGTTTTGAGGACACGGAAGTTCAAGCAAATTCTGGCAGGTCAGGGTTTTACGAAGGGTGGGATGAAGGCAGCGGCCTCACGGAGGCTGCAAAACCTGTTCTTTCAGAAATATACCGCACCAAATCCGCCGACAAACCCAAGAGCGATTGCGGAGCCAACGCTCCCGGCGGCGGAGGCTTCCAGCCGGGTAATGATTGCGCTGCAAAAGATAAAGATGGTGGGGCAGCAGAAGGAAGAACAACGGACAGGAGGACCGGCAAGCCTTCTATTGATGAGCGGGAAAAATTTCGCATTTGGGAAGACGATGTAATAAGAGCAAGAAGGGCTTTTGACCCAGATACAAATTGGACAGGCTTCTGGCTGTACGGCGAAGACCCAGATGGCAACAAATACGAAGGTACTTCTATCACTGTAAATTCTGATGGATATCGTGTAGATGAACACCCAGATATGCGCTATGAAAGATACGAAGAAGACTTAGACGCAAATTCGCCACTTGCTGAAGAACTTACGACAGCGAGGGAAAACCAAGATTTAACTGAAGAACAAATTGCCGCCATCAGAGATTACACAGGTGGATCATCAGCAAGACGTATAAACGGAATGGTCAGATCAGGCGAGTCTTATGATGCCCAAAAGATAAAGGAAGCTGGTCAAGAATACCTTGACACAAAACAAAAAGAATTAAAAAGAATGTCTGAACTGGCTAAATCTGAATCTGACCCTCATAAGTTTTTGTCAAAAGCCAGAACAATCGCAGGCAGGATTAGTGCGGAAAATGCTCGGCTTCAAAAAGCGCTTAAATTTGCTGAAATAGACATGTCAAATTTGACATCGTACAACGATCACATATCAACAGCACAATCTCTGGGTCGGTCTTTGATGAAAGATTTGAATCATGAAAGTACGATATTAAAAGAAATTAGACACGCGAGGGATATTGCAGTTGGCTTTGAACCAGACGAGTGGGGAGACTATCCAGATTCAAGCGCAGACGAATGGTACAAAGACGAACACTTAGAATCTATAACAAGCACAGCAGAAAGATTAAGGGCAACATTTTCAGACGATATTGGCATGTCAATAAGACCATCTTCTGAAACGGCATCGAAAATAAAGGAACTTATTCCTGCGCACCGAGCCAAAGACAAGGCGCTAATCGAAAAACTCAAATCTTCAATAGGTTATTTGCGAGAAGACAAAAAATCTGTTCGTGTTTATCGAGGCATCACAGTAGACAGCATTGCAACAAAAAGAATCTATGACGAGATTATTAGCGGAGATGACAAATTCCAGTTAGATGGATTTGGGTCTACATCTATAAGAACTCGCATTTCAAACGGTCACATGGATGACAAATCACCCGGAATCCTTTTGAAAATAAACACAAAGAAGGGGTTGTGGATGGAGCCAAACACCAAACATGACGGGGAAGAAGAAGTTGTTTTGGCTCCCCACACTCAACTCAGGATTACTGACAAAAACCTTTACAATGTCGATGGTGTTGCTCGACTGGTTGTAGAAATGGATGTCATAGATGAGTAGGCAACGAGAAGAATTTGGAGAGTTTGTTTTAGTCAACGTGGCTTTGACGGACGACGCAATACAAAAAAAATCGACAAGCGTTTCAAAATCAAAAGACAACTGCGGAGCGAACGCTCCCGGCGGTGGAGGATTCCAGCCGGGGAATGATTGCGCTGCTGGCAGAAACGAAACACCAGATACATTATCAAAAAAGATCGAACAGTCAGGTGGATACACATACCGCCCTGCTGACGATTCATCTCCTGACAGCGGATTTTCTGTATCCATCTTCCCCGAAAGGGAGGAGATCATGGAACTTTCCGAAGCCACGCCAGAAGCAATTGCCGATTACATCATTAACAACTTGGACATATTGCAGTCCGACGAAAGAGTACACATTGGAGCGTGGTACAACAAAAAGACGGACGAAAACACTGATGGAGACGACAAGGTGTATTTCGACCTTGCCGTTGTATTGGACGACCAAGAAGAAGCTGTTCAGCTAGCTAAAGACAATGGCCAGCTTAAAATTTTTGACTTAGGCAGTTTTGAAGAAATAGTTACCTTAACACCTGAAGAAAGGAAGAAGTGGGAAGATGAGCAAAACAACAAAAGCCAACCACACTTTAGTAAAGCCAAAATCATGGGACGCCGCCGAAATCGAAAAGACGGCGATCAACTTGTTCAAGGCTATGCAGGGGCGAAAGCCCGACCGACAAGAGCTTCGCGATCTAAAAGCAAGAATAGCCAAGCGAATGGCGTAGCCTGCCTGCCTCCACACGAAACGCTTTGGCTGTCAGTATTCAAGAGCGACGACGGCCCCAAAAGTGATTGCGGTGCTAACGCTCCCGGCGGTGGCGGATTTCAGCCGGGGAATGATTGTGCATCTGATAAGGATGGCAAAAATTTAAAAGATTCGGGCAGGGTAAAAAAACCTTCTCGCCATCGCCTCATGCCACGGAACAAAAAGGAGAAGTCGGATGTTGAGAAATACTTCAAGAGCTTGAGCAATCAAAGTGAATACACGGAAGCCATACGCGACCTTACTTACGAGAGGGCTGCTTTTTTTGACGAAGAGGGAAAAATCGTTGGCGAGGAGAAAAGCACCTACGAGAAAGACCAAGTAGACTTTTTAAAAGATGGCTACGACATCCCCAAAGGGACTGTAATGGTTCACAACCACCCTAGCGAAGCATCCTTATCACCCTCTGACGTTGTGTTCGGAATTGCTCGTGGGCAGAGGAAGGTTATTGCGACTACTAAGTCCAATAATTATGAGATGACGTACCCGCAGGGCGTAAGCAAAAAGCTGATAGACGGGTTTAAAAAATCAAGCCCGGAGATTTTTAATAATTTTTTTGTTGATGTTGACGGGGAAAAAGTAAGTGCAGAGGAGGCGATAAAATCTGGAAGCGTTGCCGAAGAAAGCATAGCCCAGCACATAGCGTTTAACCAAATTAACAGAATTGATTCTTTTGTATACGACAGGCAAAAGGCCAACATAACAAAGTATGCTCAGACTAGCGGCGTGACAAAGAAAGATTTAAAAGAATACGTAAAACAGGCCAATCAACTTCACTATCACTCGGTTAATGAGGTGTTTACGTCGTGGGCAAATTCTATTGGCGTTGATATAGAATACAAAAAAACAAAGCTAACCCGAAAGAGCAAAGCAAATGCAAAATGAAATAAGCAAAGAGCTAATTGCCGTTCTTGCTCCGGGCAGGAACTTGGACTTTATTGGCGAACTAAATTTGGAAAAAACAAATTCCTCAAGCGATGCAGCTTTTGTAGAGGAAAAATCCCTTCCCTGTCACGAATCTCTCTGGCTGTCTGTATTTAAAGCTGACGACGATTGCGGAGCCAACGCTCCCGGCGGTGGAGGGTTCCAACTCGGCAACGATTGCGCTGCGGATAAAGATGGCAAAAAGAAAAAGAAAAGCAGCAAGGAGTTGTTCCGCGAAGAAGTTTTGGAAAACGCTAAAAACTTTCCCGTTACAGACGAAGATGTTTATGACCCTGAAGATGTAATATATGACTATGACGATTTAAGCAGTAGCGAACAGCAGGAGTACGATGAGTATATTGATTACTCGCTGGAAGAACTTGAGTACATCGCCGACGAGCATGAAGACGAGTGGAAGATGTCGCCTGACGAACAAATGGAATACGTGTATCAAACGGCCCATCAAGGAATGGTTGCGGATGGCATAGATATAGATGAAATGATGGAAAACGATGAACAGGCATTTTTTGAACTAGAACAACCTTACTTGGACGCTGCCTATGAAGAAGTAGACGAAAAAAACCGCGAAGCCAGAAAAGAGTGGTGGGAAGGCTGGAGTGAAATGGAGCGCGATTACATGCGCTACGACCAATATCGAGTCCAAGAGTTTTTTGTTGATCGTTTTGAAAGCACTTACATAGAAAACCCGGATGGTGACGGGTTTGTAAACACTAAAAACGTCGGCGAGCTAGGCTTAAACAAATGGGGTAAGGACAAAGACGGCGATTTTGTTTTGCGTTTTGAAACCGAAGCCGGTACGCCGTACACGATTACTACATACGACCGGTCGGCGCAGCAAGGCAGAACACATCGCACCATTATGTTTGACCAAGATGGCGACTACGGAATTAAGGGGACCGGAAGTGCGCATGAAGTATTTTCAAAAGTAATAGGTGCAATTGCTTCAAAGCACCAAGAAGCGCCTGCTGACGTTTACACTTTTACAGCAGCCGAGCCTTCTCGAAAAACCTTATACAAACGATTGGTAAAAAAGCTGGGCGCCGTTTTCCCCGAACTTAAAGGTGCTATGTATGACAGGGGCGGGTCTGCTACTTACGTTGTTGGAAATCGCGATTACGAGGAACTTTGGAGCGGCGAAGTTGACAAGAAAATTAACGATGCCGAAATTATTTTGAAATCGCATTACACAAAACACTTTATGGATGTCGTTGCAGAGTCTGAAGCAATTTACTGGCAGAGCGTGCAGAAGTCTAAATCCCTTCCCCTTTACGAAACTCTGTGGATGTCGGTGTTCAAATCTGACCCATGTGGGGCAGGAAGCCCCGGCGGTGAGGGCTTCTCTGAGGGCAATACCTGCCAAAAGCGAGGTTCGGGCAATTCAGGCTCTCCAGAGGCCCGTAAAGGCGATAAAACGCCAGATTCGCCTACAGAGTCGCCTGACGAAAACGAGCCTCTAACGGCCTCTGAGGGCGAATACAGCGATTACGCTATGGTTTTTATCCAAAATCTCAACAATGAGGCCGTTTTAGAGGTCGAAAACCCCCATATTGTCAATCCGCAGGACGATCCCAACAACGACGGCATCACGGACGCTGCAAGGGTAGGGCTTCCGGCTGACATGGTGCCTCCTCCGCCAGATCAAATTCCCCGCATGCCGAACCTGACCGCAGACGAATCGGCGGCTGAGCGGTCATTTGCAGAGCATTTCGAGGCTGATCCCGAAGGAGCTACTGACGCTTACTTTGACATGGTGGTAAGTCGAGAGGTCGACCCTGACAAACCGTTGGCTCACAAGACTTTCAGCACTGACGACGCTAAAATGTTGAGCGGTGACTACGCAGCCAGCCCTGAAAATCGAGCAAAGTACAACATTCCTGTTCACCAAACCGCAAACGCAATTGCAAAAAAAGCGTTCCTCAAGCAGTTAGACGCAATGGCCAGCCTGCCTGAGTCTCAGCGAAATGTCTTAATTACTCAGGGCGGGGTTGCTGCCGGCAAGGGCTATGCAACCGGCAACGAGTTTAACGACGTAGCAGATGAATTTGGCGCGGTGTGGGACAGTGCAGGCGAGCAGAACGGAACTGAAATGCCGTGGATTCAAGGCGAGCTTGATAAGCGTGGCATTAAAGGAACGTATGTCTTTGTTCATGCTGACCCCTTAGAAAACTGGACCAATCCAAAGCGAGGGGCAATTGAGCGTGCAAAGAAGAAGGGCCGAATGGTAGACGCTAGGTTGTTTGCGGAGTCATACAACGTCGGCGCAATTAACTTTGAAAAGTTCATGAATCAGCACAAAGATCGTGCTGATTTTATAATTCTTGACAATCGAAGTGATGAAACCAAGTCGATTGACCAAATTCCCAAGGAAGACATTCCTGACATTAAGCAATTGTACAGGCAGGCTGTAAACGCCGTGCTTGACAGTGACGCACCCGAACACATTAAAAGAGGAGCTACAATTGGATCGCGAATCTTCACAACAAACTAGCCCGCTGGCGGATCGAGTTCGCAAGGCTGCAATAGCCTCGTTAAACAGCGCTAAAAAAGACTCAAGCCGTGTTGACGCAGCCATTGAGAAAATGGAAAGCTCAATTACGCCGTTGTACCAACCATCCGTTAATCCGCCACGTCTGGATGCAAACGGGATAATCGCTACAGACGAGGAGCAAAATGAAGGTTAGTCTTGCTGAGGCAGTAGACCTTATAGGCGAATTTCTTAAAGACATTGCCGAGGGCAGCTATGAAGCGCCCTTGTCTGAGTGTTCGGCAGAGTTGCGGCAGGGTTTTGTTGAGATTTTTGCTAATCAGCAGTCGTCAGTTGGCGAGCGATGGGAAGATCACAGTGATGTTACAATCGCCCTTCACGGGGCGCACCCGCTTCTTATTCTGAGCGGTACTCTTTACGACCAGCTTACCGGGGATTCGTCTGGGGGAGATGTGTCACAAAGAAGTGTTAGCGTGGGAACGGATTTGGAGTATGCTCCTTGGAACAACGACGGCACAGAGAACATCCCAGCGAGGGAGTTTATGTATATTCCCGAAAGCGCTCAGGAAGCCTGCGTTGAGCATGTCGCAGATCACATATTTAATTTAATGCCGGGCGATTAACCAATGTCAACATTCGCAATAGCCGACGACGCTGACGGCACTGGCTTTACAGTTACCACCACGTCGTTTACCGCAAACGCTACGCCAAAATACATGGCCTTTACTGGTGCATTGGGCAGTACGTGGACCTCATACGGCAGCAACATTACCGGAAATGGCACATCCGCGCTAGACCTTGGGGTTGGCTACTTCTTCGTGTATTTCGCTAATGCCTCGTCGGGGGCGGTAGAGTCGCCAATTTTCTATGTAAATTCATCGTCAAGCGGAACGTCGGTCCATTATTCATGCCTGACAGCGGTGCAGGCAAAAATTCGCTCACTTTCGCTGACTTCGATTGACAACAGTGATGTAATTATCCGAAAGTTAGACAGTGACCGAGGTGCCGATGATGGGACGTATGACTACCCCATGATCGTCATATCGTCTTTTGGTATTGAAACTTTGCCCAAGGGCGGGGGGACGAACAAAAGAGATGAGGTCATTTACCCTGTTGTCGTTACTATTTTAGCGGCGGACAATCAGGATTTAGTAACAAATCAAAACAAGTATTTATTGTGGCGGCAAAAAATTAGCCGAGCTTTTAGGAATCAAAACTTAGCCGACGTTGACGAAATTTACACGGTCACAATGCAGCCCGGACCAATTACGTCGCCACAAGCGTTTTGGGAGAGGAACCTTTATCACTCCTCTCTCATTATTAAATGTCACAGCAGAGAAGTGCGAGGTATGTAAATGGGTACTCCCCAAATGGGCCACCAGTCAAGATTGGCTTTTGACACCGGAGCGGCTGGTGCTGGTGACGGACATCATGTCATTGGCGATTTTAACTCGGACTCGAAAGAATTTGAGTACCTGTCGGAAAACGTAGTGTTAAGCCAAACTCGTTTTCACTCCGATGGCATTAGGGGTACTCGCTCTAGGCATGAAGCAAGGTGTCGAATTACCCAAGAAGCTGTGGGCGGCACTATTACAATGCACCCAACTCAAGTAGAGCTTGACACGCTTTTGCCGCTTATTTTAGGCGCCAACGAAGTATCTACCGATACGTTTAATGTGGCCGAGACTATTCCTTCATTTGGAATTTTAATCGACAGAGTGCAGAAACGGTTTTGCTACTCTAAGTGCGTGGTTTCTTCAGCAACGTTCTCTGCAAGCGCTGGAGGCCCGCTACAGCTATCAATGGAAATTGTAGGTCAAAAAGAAACTGTTTCTGGGACAGCGTTTCCTACGGTTGGAGCCTTGGCAACTGACGCGCCGTTTATCATGGCCGACACCGCAATTTCACTTGCTGCCGACGCTTCTGCTACTGAGCTGGCGAGCTTTTCCATTACCGTCAACAACATGGTCAACGCTGGGCGATTTATGAACTCGTTGACTCGCACAGCTACGCCGTCCGGCGGACGCGAAGTTACGGTTCAACTTGCCGTTCCATACACAGCAGACGAAGTTGACCTTTACAACACAGCGCTTTCGGCTTACGACAACTCGTATATCCTTATTGATCCGGGCGGGTCTAATCCCAATATTAAATTTACGTTTGGCGGAATTGAGTTTGGGGCGCAATCGCCTACCGTTTCGTCAAAAGGCGACGAATATTCACTCAACCTTTCCGGCGTAGCTTACAAGACGGCATCGGCAAACGAGCTGGTTGTTGTCAACGCCGCTACTTAAAATCAGCCATGAAATCGTCAAATGCCTTTTTGCCTTTAGGCGTAAGGCTGTAGACAGAGCCGGGTCCGTGGGGGTTCGGCTCTTTGTTTACATAACCAGACTCAATAGATCGCTTGAGAATCTGGTATGCGTTCGGCTGTCTTATATTCGGGTACTTCTCCCCAACCATGAACATAAGCTCGGCAGATTCGATTGGTGACTTTGACGATGTGTGATTGCTAATAACCCTCAGCATCATTGCTGTCTTGCGTGTTATCACGTTTGCTCCCTGCGCAAACGACCCTAAAACGCCGCCCGGCTAGTCGTTTGCAGCCTAGTTACTGGAACGTCTAAAGCCTTGAGCATGAACTCAAAGCCCGCAACGTCTTTTTTAGATACATAAATCAAAGATCGGCTTTCGCCGGGCTGCCAGCGATAGTCGATCCCTAGTAAACTTGTGACAACTGACTTGAACGTCTCTTTGGTCACAAAGTAACCTTGAGTCAAGTCGGAAGTCTGGCGCGGCGTTTTGGTGCATGTAATTTTCAAAATATACTCCTTTGCAAACGGTGTAGCTTCGGCAATAATACTGTGTTTTGCAAAACAATCAAGCGGTTATTTCTAGCGAGGTATAAAATGGGCAGCGTATTTATTTCACGGGGTGTAGTAGAAAAAGCGGTTATTAAGGCAACTAAGCGGTTTCCAGAGATTACGTTTAGTTACACTCCGGCGATGGTCGAGCAGAGGGCGGGCCTAATTGGGGACATGGGCAAGACGGACGATGTGGCTCGAAAAGAAAGGCTGTCTGCAAAGCTTTGTGCTGAACTGATTTCGGAGTGGTGCTTTGAGGAAGAGGTAACTGCGGGGAACTTGCTCCGAATGCACCCAGAAGTGTTTAACAAATTCTGTGATATTGTGTGCTTTGGCGGTGAAGACGAGTCGGACCCAAGGGATCGGGAACCAGAGCAGGAAGAAGCTGCGCTGGAGTCGGCGCTGGATGGCAATTACGCCGACAAGCTAATGGAGATTCGCGAGGGAAACTAATTGCGGGGTTGCAGCTTTTGCTGGAAAACCCCGGACTTGCAAAACGATCTTGCGGCGACTGCCAGAAGTACATCTACATTGAAGATGGGCCGCACAAAAACAAGCGCGCCACCAGAGGCGGCGTAGATATTTTGCGCAATCGAGGCTCTAAGCCCAACTGCAAAGCCTGCCCTAAAAAGTCTCCTGCTCAGGCGTGGAAATACTCTTTAAGCCTCAGAAGTCAGACAATTCTAAAGGACTACTGGAGAGGCAAAGCCACCAACGGCGCAAGTTTTGGTTTTGACGGTGTTCAATACCGCACTAGCCACCTTCTGTCGCTTTGTGAAAGAATAGTGTCTACCGAAAATCAAGCATCTCAAATGAAGATGTTCATGACGCTGTTGCAAAGGTCTTCTATTTCATGAGTACAAAGAAGCTAATTGTTGAGGTTGAAGTCCAGAATGCTCCTGATGTGCAGAAGCAAATGTCTGGAATTGAGGATTCTCTCAAGAAAATTGCCGAACAAAATGTTGCGCTTATGAAAACCAGCCGCGAGGCGGCATCGGTTGTAACGGAAGCCTACGAAAGACTTAACAAGCAGCAGGAGGATAGGCAGAAGGGTCATGCAAGAAGTCAGGCTCAAGCCAGCGAGGAAGTAAAGTCTAGTAAAAAGCGATCAAGCGCTTTGTCAGACGAGGAAAAAGCAGTAAAGCAGCTCAACAAAGCTAGGCGCGATCAGCACGTTGGAATGACTCAGGCGATTAGGGCTGGCACGGCTCTCGTCCACTCCGGCACTCAGCTTATTCGAATGTACGCTTTGATGACCGCAGCAAACGAAAAAGAAGCTGAAGCTATGCTAAGGCGGATTGCGTACTTTGAGTCTTGGGTTCAGGGGATTCAGGGGGTAGCTTCTGCCTATAGAAATTTAATCATGCTTAGAGAAGCGCTTAACAAAATACAAGCTTCCGGGGCATTGACTGACGGCCTTTCAATGATGTTGGGTGAAGGGGCTGTGGCTGGACAAGTCGGTCGCGGCACACGGATGGGAAGGATGGTTGGGCGGGGCTGGGGCATGTTAAAGAATTATGCCACGCCTTTGGCTGTAGGCGCAGCCGGTGCTTACGGAGTTTACAAGGCGTGGGATCATGCAGGATACTACGGAGGGGGAAGCGTTTTTGGAAATGTGGGTCTTGGGCGAGGCGGCTTGCCCACCGGAACCAGAGGCATAAAAGACGAGGGGATTCTTGCTGACCCGATGGCTATGGATTTTAGCTTTCAGAATCAAATTGACGCTATGTATGGGGTTGGCGAAACAGGGCGGCTAATGAGTGACCCCCGCTGGTCAGATCACGCGAAGCGGCGGGAGGTAATAGCTGAAGAACAAAGTAGGCGAAACGCGCTGCGGACGGCAATTGCTAAAGCTGAAAGCCGAGGGCAACAATATGGTGCTATGGGTATGCAAACCCAAGTCCTTGGAAACATAGCTGGGGCAGAATACGTGGGAGAGGAGCAAAGCGAAAGATTTTTTGGTTTGCGCAGGAAAGCCTTGAGGAAACAATTTGATTTAGGCGAAACAATGACGCAAAGCATGTTTGGGGGGGTAAGCACCGGCGGGCCACAGGCTGCGGAAAACATGAACAACATGCTTCAGAGTCAATTTGAAGTCGTAAACCAGCTTGCGGCGGAAACGGCCAGAGTAGAGCAAAAAAAATACCAAAATCAATTGGATAATTTGAGCAATGTTATAAATGCAGAAAAGGAGGCATACAACATTCAGCTTGAGCGGCTTGGAAAGCTAAGAGAGACGCATCAAGCGGAGATGAGTGGCGCACAAAGATTTCTGAGCATGGACCCCTTGCAGCGGCAGCAGGCTATGCAGGCGGGTCAGCGGGTTATGGCGGGAACAGCTACTGAAAGCGACTTGCAGCTAACGAGGGGGTTGTTTGCCACCGACGCTGGCAGGCAAAGGCAGCAAGAAGGCGAACTGCGAGCGGCTGGTGCGGCGGGGTACTTTGATAGCGTGTTTGTTGATCCGGGTTCATCGCTAGAAAAAGCTGTAAACAGGTTGAAAGAAATTGGCAGACTTGAGATGAACATTGACACAAGCGGAGAACAGATCGTAAAGCTTGAGGGGCAGTTTGCGGACTTGTCTAAAGACATCGGCGAAAAAGTGGCTAAGGCTGTTCAGGAAAAGTGGCAAGATACAATTGACAGCCTGCTTGCGCAAATTGAACAGATAAACATAAAGATAAATCAATAAAAAATGGCTGACCCAGTTGAGCCAGCCATTACAAAAGCCCGCCGAGAGCCACCCCGTTTGCGGACTATCATAAATTAAATGATTTGATAGCAATAGCAAGCGGCCTGTAGGGTTTTTTGGTATTTTTTTGATAGCCTCTTGCCGGTCGTTTCTCTCTTGCTATATTCTTTCCATAGCAGCGAGAGCGACCGTAAAGCGGGGGCCAGTGGGCTGCACAAGGTCGGCTACCACGGGGATGATGCCACAGCCAAGCCTAGACTGGTAGAACGGGCGGCATCGGGTTCAGCACTTGCTGTGTCTCAAGGAATCTACAGTGCGACAGGCTCCGGGGTTTGAGTTTGCGTCACGTCTCCTTTCTAGGGATGGGAGACGTGCGCACCCACCAAAGTTTGAAGTGCTTTTAGGCGCAATCTCTTCTTTACAAACGAATCGTTAAGTATTTGAATACCCAAATGGGTGCGAAAATCAAAGAACACGTCGAAAATAAAGATTTTTACCAGACTTTATACGGCGAAATGCGGCTTCACTTTACTGACGAGTGCTGGGCTTGCGGGGAATCGGATCAGCCGGGTTTTTGGTACGCTCCGTGGTTTTTGCATCGCGCTCACATTGTCAGCCAGCCTCGTCTAAAAGACAGAAGATGTGTTGTCCTGCTTTGCCCATTGTGCCATTCTATTGAACACGGAGCAAAGCACCTTGAGGCGCCGCGAAAGCCGTTGAGAACTGAGCATCTTTTATGGCTCAAGAAAAAACATGACCCAGAGTTTTACGATTTAACGCTTTTGCAAGAGTGTTCGGTAAGAATTTTGCCCAAGCCAAAGGAGTACGGAAGTTGTTTTTAAGATACGGGCGCCACAGTCACGAAACAGGCGAGTGTAACGTAAAGATTTCAACAAAAATGATGGAGTCAGACCAAAACACCTCGATTGGAAACGAGCATACATGGGTAATTGACGGAATGTTGCAGGCAGATGCAGGTGCGGCTGATCCGGTTGCCAACTTAACAACTAAAATTAATAAACTTAAAACATTTTACGGTCGAAACAACAGAAACATTGCCTTACATGCCGCCGACGGCACAAAAACAGCTCATTTTATAGATACAGACAAAACATTTGGTGGTGTTCGCGTTCAATCAATTGAATTTCCAGAGGGGGGGGGTTCAGAATACGTTGCGACCAGAAGCTATCGAATTATTGTGAAGGCTATGGTCCCAGACCAAGGGGCCGTCGGGGGCGGCGTAACTGAGTCGAAATCGCTTGAAGCGGTTGAAACGATTTCGCAAGTCGGGACTGGTGGTGCAAGGTTTGTGGCGAGAGAACTGCGAGAAGGGCCAATAGTGTGGCAGCAGGTATCTGATTCGACCGTGATAAAACGCATTCAGTCTGGGTCAGTGGTTAGCGTTGGCGGCCCAATTTATCCCCCGCCTTTAGGCTTGGGGTCGGAAAATTTTTGGCAAAGGCAGTTGTCGGAAACCTATAACAGCGCAACTTTAAAATGGACAACAAACTACACATACACATTTGAAGATTAAGGGTTATTGTAATGGCCACTAGAACTTGGACCGGGAACGCACTTGCAGTCGCGCAAGTGACAAAGTGGGTTATCGACGGAACTTGGGCTTCCGGCGATAAGTTCACGATGGAAATAAACAGTAAGTCGGTAACGGTTGAGGCTACGAGTGCAACCATATCTACTGTAACAGGAGAGATTGCAGATGAGTTAAACTTGTCGACAATTAATGAGTTTGCAGGGATTGAATGGTCAAGCACGTCAACGCAGGTGGTGGCAACTCACAACACGACCGGCATACCTTTTACAGCCCAAGCTCGTGCTTATGAAAACGACGGAACTACGCCGGGCGTAAACCATACTGTTGACGGGGCTAACACTTTTCAGGCTGGGACAACGACGACCGCTGCAACTGGCCCGAATTTTGCTGATAACGCTGACAATTGGAGCGGAACAACACTTCCGGTAGACAACGACACAATTGTTTTCGAAAACAGCAGCGTAAACTGCATGTTTGGGCTGGATAATTCTGCGGTAACTCCCGCCGAAATACATTTTAAATCTTCTTTTACCGGCCAAGTGGGTTTGCCTGCTTACGATACTGCTGGCGACTACCAATATAGAGATCGTTATTTGCAATACGGAAATTCTGGTGATGGCGTAAACATAAAGGTTTTTGTCGGTCATGGCGAGGGGAACGGCTCCCCTCGCATTAACTTAGATGTTGGCAGCAGTCAGGCTACTGTTACGGTTGTGAACACAGCGGAGCCAGCCGCAGGAGAGCAGAGTTTTAATTTTAAGGGGACGCACAGTTCGAACGTAATAACAGTGAACAAGGGTAGAGTTGGCATCGCACCTTGGGACGGGGAAGCATCGACAGTAGCGACTTTAAAAATTGGTTACAGCGGAAATCAAGCGTATGACTCAACAGTTTTTGCTGGCGATGCCGTTACCTTGGGCGCTGTTGATATGTCGGGAGGAAGGATGATAAGCCAGTCGGCGATCACTACCCTTACAATGACTTCTGGCGAAACCCAGCATCTTGACGGCGCAATGACCACAGCCGTCGTTTTAGGCGGAACGCTGTCATATCAAAGCGATCAAACGCTTACTAATTTAACAATCGGTTCTTCTGGAACTTTTAGCGCACGGGAGGATTTGCGAGCCAGAACAATAACCAACATTTATATGTATGCTGGGGCAAGCTTTTTTGATCCTTTTGGAACTGTTACCGCATCAAATGGATACGATCTTATTCAATCGTCTATACCAGAAGTTACGCTTGACACGGCCAAAAACAAGACTTGGACTCCAAGTTCAATTTAGGGTGTTTTCATGGCGGGCAGAGTTCATTATCCGGGGTTCGAGGAATTTATTGAATCCTACTCTCATTCCTACGGGGTTGGCGTTGCTCCGTCTACGGCTACTGTCGTAACTGTTCCCCAGCCTTTGACAAAAATGCCATTGTTTGGCCCTCTGTCAATTGATGGAGGAGAGGTGTTGTTCGAAAACGCATTGCTTGACAAGGCGCATGTCGTATCTACTTCATCAGGACAAAGGCTCAAGCTGACATTTAAAGATTGGCGGTGGTTGCTTGATTATGTTTACATAACAGGCGAAGTAAACAGAAGGCGGGCCGACGGTGAGTTTGATGTTATTGATCCTAACTCAAACAACTTCTTTCTGAACAACAAGCTTAGTGCGCAAGAAATTGCTCAAAAAGTAGCCGATGATATTCAAATTACATTAGGTGCGCAAGCACCCGCTATTGATACAGCAAACTTTCCTAAAGATCAGTACCCGTACTTTAATTGGAACAACGTTACGGCTGGTAGGGTTTTATCTGAACTAGCAAAAAAGTGTTCTTTATTGCCTTGCCCCGATCTTGGCAACCCGATGCGAATGCGTTTTGAAGAAAACAATGTCGGCGCATGGCCAGCCATTGGAGGCGTAGTTAGCGTTGACACGGGTTATAATCCGCCAGAGCTTCCGAAGGTTATAAAAATAGTATCGGCTCCTATTAACTATGTAAAAAGTCTGGAGCTACACGCCGCCGCAACGGATGTTATTAAAAACTGGGACTCTTACAAGCCGATATACCCGCCGGAACTGAAAGATTATTTTATACATGCTTATCTTGGGCCGTATCATAATCGCAATGGCAGGTTTCCTCAGCATCTCGGCGCGCAAGAGATTCCCGCAGCGGAACTTGCAGCGGAGTATTTTGAAATTTACCAGCTAGGCTCGCCGTATGTAAAATATGCAACAGCGCCTGCTACTCCGCCGCTTGAATTGTTTGAAAAAACAACGCTATTTAATCAAGCTGGCGATAAAATAACTCACCTGCGTCAAATAGCCCTGCACCAATATCTACCACGTCCTAATAAAACTACGGGAGAAAAAGTTCCGGGGTTTGTCTGGGGCCGTTTTGATAAGGCGAGGGCAAACAAGCCCGGAAACAACACCACCCGCGCTACTATACAAGTCCACTTAGACCCTATAAACATGCTACTACCCAATCAGTATGATGATTATAGAGGTCAGAGACTTTCGGTTCGGGGGTGTACCGATTTGAAAATTGACCCAAAAACCAGAGCCGTTCGGTTTACCCACCAAATATTTCAATGGGAGGGGGATAAAGCCGATGATGATTTTATAGACGAGGGCGACATCAAAGAGCCTGCCGAGCTGTATTTAAAAACAGGATTCAATCTTCGCACCAGCAATAACGGGGATTTTGATCGAAGAACAACTGACATTCCTGCCAACCCGCAAGGTGTTGGGGAGCTTGTTGTGTATAGAGACGATTTACAGCCGTTTCGCGATTTAGATTTTGATGAGGACAATTTTGATTCAATTGAAGATGAAGCAAAGAAAATTGGGTGGGATATTTTTAGAGAAATGCAATCGGCAGCCGTTGGGCAGCAGTCCAGTCATGTAGGAATATGGGGAGCCCCAAGCGGCGTAGTTCTTAACGGCGCTCTCAAGTCGGTTGGACACACTATTAATAAAAGCGGATCGACTACGACTTTAAACATAAAGTTCGACACGGCTTTTGATTGGGCGGTTGATAACGAAGCAAACGAAATGCGGTGGTGGGCAAAGAAAGCACACAAGCGCGACTTGCAGGAAATTATGCTTTTTAATTCATCGGATATGCTTCGAGACAACGAAGCCGAGCCGTTTAAATTTCCAAAAAGATAGGGGAGGTCTTTGTGAGCTACATATCACCGAAAATACATGAAAACACGCACACGCTTGTAATGAAGTATCGGGGCAACAGAACAATTCCGCCCTACGGGGTCATGTGCATTAAAGAAAACGAGTTAAGAAGGTTTTCTTGGAAAGAAGTAGGAGGTGGCCCATACGAAGAGTTTGGTTTTTTAAACGAAGCCATGCTTCCTATAGTAGTCAACACAGAAGCGCCGCTAACTAACGAACAAATGGGCGTGGTGCAACAGACTTCAGGAGCTTTTCTAGTCAGAGTGAAAGATCGCCAAGCATATCCCCACGATATTCCCCGTTCAGGGGCGCGGTGCCATTTTGTTGACGACTCATTTGAGATGGAATTTGGTTATGGTGGCGATTATGTAGTTGTAAAAAACTTAGGAGTACGAAAAAGTGCTGGAGAGGATGGTGTTAGCCTTTGCTTGGTTCAGTTGGGCCGCGAAACTAGGCAGCATATTTTGGTTAGTGTTAATCAAGCAATACCTCCCCGTGAAGGAAACTCACTAGCCTATGGATCGGGAAAGGTTGTGGACATTGTTGACGCAACGACTCCGGGTTGGGGAGGTAGGGACGAGCTTGTTGTGACAGATGAAATTGCTTGGGTTTACAACTGGACTAAGGGGGAAGTTGGAGGTGATTCCGACGCATACGTAATGGCTGTTAGAATGCTGGGGAGGTGGGTGGCTATTGCTGAAGACTGCTACAACACGACCGAAGGTCCGATGCCTATTTTTGGCGGATTTTTAAACAAGCCACCGTCGTTAATTACCAGTTCTTTAAGGCAGCGAGTTGTGCCAGCGATCAAAGAGGCGGAAAATGCAAGGCTTGCCGAAAAAAACTCTACGACTTTAACGAACTTCGATATTGCTTCGTCAACGAACAGTTTTTTTGCTGAGTCATCCGTGTCGCTAACTCCGACAGTGGGTCGTTTGTTTACATGGACTCCCGCAATTATCACACACCCAGTAAGAGGGAGGCAGGGTCCGTTTGAGTTTAGTTTGTCTAGGCGATTGCCTGATGGACTGTCACTTGACAGGACGAGCGGAACGATCAAGGGAACTTTGGTTCGCGAATATACAGATTACAAGTGTTCATTGTCGGCAACAGATCAGCAAAACTACACCGACACCATTCAAATGACAATAAGCACAAAAGTTGAAGGGGTGCGGGTTTCGCCGCCAACAAACCTGTCCTTAACTGTCGGGTCCGCCGCAACGAAGACTTGGACGGCAACAGGTGGTGTTCAGCCGTATACCTTTAGCATAGACAATGTTCCGGCGGGAATGTCGTTTAATACAAAGACAGGCGTGCTTTCGGGTACGCCCAGTGGGGCGGGGACCACGAGCTGCACCGTAACGGTGCAAAGCTCCGTTCAAACCGCAGCATATCAAGTAGATGTTTCGTCAGCCGCAGTAAATCTTGTAGCTTTAGCGTAGGGCGGTCTGATGAAACTTTCTCCCGGTTGTGCTTGTTGCAGCCCTTGCACTCAGACAACTCCTTTTGGATCGCAGTGTTATCAAAGCTTTGGAAAGACCTCGTTTGCCACTGACCTAACTGACTGGGTGGAAAGCTGGTATAAAACACGCAGTGAAATTTGGAATAGATGGAATTTTCAAGTTGGCTGGCACCCTTGGTTAGACCACGACCAACCGCCGCCTGATTACGGAAGGGTTCCGCCAAGTAATTACCAGACTTTTGGGGCGATTCATGTAGATGGCGCGACAGGGAGGCTGTACCGCAATTCGTCCAGCTTTGAAGATGCAGACGAAAATTCACCTCGTTTTGGACAGCAGTTGTGGTATACACTCGACGAATACGCAAATCGCTATTGGAGTGCGCCGCAGACTTGGCCGTACGAAACACGTTGGTGGGTGCCGAATAACCAAAGCTACGAAATAAATTTACACCAAGCCTGTGAGGACGACGTTGCGGTTGGCTTAAAAGTTTTTAGTGCGTGTGAAGAAACCGGATTTGCCAAGACATCGGACTGCGAGCTTGCTAATTTGATTCTATACAAACCGATAGATAACTGGGACTACAGGGAGTGGGGTTTTGGGGTAGATATACAGCACAGCAACATAAACGATGGCTCAAGCTATAAATTGCGTTGGAAGTATTTTATTAAAAACATTGACGGGAAAAGCGTATTCTATGGCAACAAAAATCCAGATGCAGGGTCGTCGGTGGAAATCGAAGGTGAATATGATGCTTCGGGTGCAGGAGAAGTGGAATTGCGGTGGGAGGTAAGCGCTACTAAATATCGAAAGTTTGGAAGTGGGGGTTTTCCGTACGGTGTTCAATATTGCTGGGATATTCGTGACATACAGTTGATAATTAAATTTGGCGGCAACATAGTTCACGAGTCAGACGTTTATGAAAAACATTTTCACGAATACGATTACAGGGTCTTAACGAGGCAATACGGCGTTGGCTTAAACCCAATGGGCGTTCAATACTCTGTTTGGCAAATTCAAGATTTCTGGTTTGTAGAAGATCCGCCCGTATTTTCTCATTGGGGAGACGACGATAAGCTGGAGTCCCCGTTCCTGCGAACTAAATGGTATGAAGAAGAGGAGGACCCGGAAATGCTGCCTCCAGAAGATTGGGAGTATACGGTTCAGTGGTCGCAGCCGTCTTGGTATTTTGAATATCCGGAAGTTTATACAGAAATATTGTAATGAGCAGGCTTGCGCGAATAAGGCGCCTCAAAACGTGTGTTTACCGTGGGAAAAGCCTCGACAAGTTTGTTAAAATATTGTCCGGGGGCTGCAAAAATGGGCCTAGTGACGAAAAGCTATTTTTTTGCGAAAATCCACAGGACCAAAGGCAGGTTACTTTTCGGCACACAGGAACGCCGGTAAAGTCTTGCATGTCTTGTGAAATAGGAAAATTTGAACAATAAGGAAATACGATGGCTAATGAAATTTATTACACGCTTGGAATGCAGGTTTCAAATTCAGGCTTGCTTCTTGATATTAACGACCTTGCAAGAACCTGCGACCAAGCGGGGAGCATCGTTGCCAGAGACGTAAAAGCGGTGCCGACGACTGCTGCCGGAACAGCGCTTGACCTTGCGTCAATTTCTACTCAAGGCTTTGCACATTTTGTTAATTTAGACGCGACTAATTACATTGAAATTGGCGTACAGGTTAGCAGCACCTTTTACCCATTCGTCAAGCTAAAAGCGGGTGAAGCTTGCCTGCTTCCGCTTGGAACGAGCGCTCCTTATGCGCGGGCAAACACTGCGACTGTCAACTTAGATTTTGTTGTTTGCGAAAGATAGCGATTGTGTTACGTTTGCGGCACAGTCTTATCGGGAGCCACAAACAGCATGGACACACTGACGATCATAACCTCAGCCATTACCGCTATTTGCGGCGCAGGCGGGGTTGGCGCTTATTTTAAATACGCAAACAACAAAATCGCCACGATAGCCGAACAGCAAGCTCGGTTTACCGCCCAGTTAATCAGGGAAACGGGGACTTTGCGCGAAGCCATTTCAGCCAGAGACACCCATATCATAAAATTGCAAGCCGAGGTCAGGACATTAAACGACAAGGTGTCCCGCCTGTCTGAACATTTAGACGACTACGAATCTAGGGTAACTGAGTTTGATGCAAAAGACTTGCTTGAGCAAGTTTTTAATTCGCTGGATTTTCCCGCTTGGATTCACTCGGTTGCTGAAAATCGCTGGCATGTAAACGACGCTTACGCCGAAACATTCTCTTGTTTCAGGCAAGATTTCTGGACCCCAGTAAACGTGCTTGCAAACCTGCCCAGTGGGGTTGCATCAAAATACATATCGAATAATATTAAAGCAATAGAACAAAACGCTGGATTGGTGTTTGAAGAAGAGTTTATTTGCAACGGCGAAGAACTGGTTTTGACGGTTGCAAAATATCCCCTGATTGCCGGCGGTAGAAAATACGTGCTTGGATGCGCAAAAGCTGGCAGTGGCTTGTGGGGGCAAGACATATCCTAAAAGGAGGTTGGTTTGTCTGTTGTAAATCGTGGTTCTAAATGGATTGAGAGGCGACGGGAAAAGCTAAACGAGCTATTTCCTTGTGACATTGGTATTGGTGATCGCGTGATTATTTCAGCGGGGCCAAACCAAGAAATAGTCGGTCGCATTGTCGAGGAAAAAAAGGAGGTGAGGTACGACCTGCGGTCAAGCTCGCTGAGAGAGCAGCCTGTTTTTCAGGTGGAATTGATTGATCCGCCGGGCGTGGTGCTTGAGCATTGGCACACTCGGTACGAGGTGTCTTATTCACCAACACGCGAGGAGATTTGGTCTAAAGCAAAAGCTATTAGAGAATTTAACGAAGAAGAAAGGAACAAGCGATATGAGTGAAACAAAGAAACGAACCCCAAGGGTTTCTAAAAGTGCAGAGCCAAAAACCTTAATGTCCAAGATTGCTTCAGTGATTGTGACTCTTGGTGTGTTGGGCAAGGAGTCAAGAAACGCATTTGACAAATACGACTACGCTTCAATTGATAAATTTTTAGAGCATGTCAGGGAGGTTATTGGCGAGGCTGGATTAGTTGTATTTCAAGATGAGATTTCTGTCGAGCATTTTGAAAGACAGGCCGGAGGCAAGGTAAAGCCGTGGCAGACCTACGTGTACGAATTTCGAATTTTTGACGAGCTGGGAAATTCAACACAGCCGCTTCGCCGAACTGTGTCGGTCCCATTTAATGGGGCGCAGGCAAGTGGGTCGGCGCAGAGCTACGCCTTAAAGCAGTTTTTGCGTTCCACGTTTTTAATTGCAACCGGAGACAAGGTGGAGTTGAATGATGCAGATGCGACGGCAACCGACACCTCCCCCATAGTTAAGAAAACGATTAACGCAGAACAGCAAGGCCAAATTGAAAATGCCATGTCTTGGATGACTGAAGACGAAAAGGCTGCGGAGCTGAAAAAATGGAACGTGCAAAGTGTTGCTGATTTGTCAGTTAGAAGGTATGAAGGGTGTATGAAATATCTGGCGAAAATGAAGCCGCAGGAGGTGTAATTGTGTGGAGGCTGTATGACATGGCTGCGTTTTGGCTTTTGCCGGCAGGTTGCAGGAGACGAGGTGCAGTGATTACAGACGAAGAATTTGAAAAAATTTACAACGATGTTGTTAGGGCGATGAAAGTGGCAGATCAGCCGGAAGATGATTATGTGCGCACCTCGTATGTAGACTGCCCGATAGAAATTGAAGCCGGCCTGTTTCAAATGCTTGACGAGGATGAAATGATGTTTATTCTTGATCAAGAATACGAGGTGCTTGTTACTTACAACAGGGAAGGTGATCCGGTTGGTTTTGTCGGCTATTACGAGGATCGAAATTGGGTCGACATTCACACTCTGTTTATGTACGTGGATTATTGTCACTACTGGGCAATAAAAGAGCAGATTTTAGCTGTGGTCAAAATTGCCAACGGTAAAAGAGTGCGAATGTTTGCGCCCGACCAAATTCCACCGGATGCGCAGCGGGCTTATTACGACTGCGGGTTGGAGATGACGATGCAATCAAACGGTGCAACGAGGTGGGTCAAGCCAGTCAGGGGGTAAGGTGAACCAGTTTCAGCGAACAGACGAGTGGCACAAGCAAAGGATTGGAAAAATAACGGGAAGCCGAGTGCCTGCAATACTTGGCCAAAACCGATACGCGAGCAGAGACGACGTGTTGCGAGAAATGGTGCGATCTCATTATGGCGCCGAGGTTGAGTTTGCTGGCAACGTGGCTACGGAGTGGGGAAACAAGTGGGAGCCGTTTTGTCTGGAGCAGTTTGAGCTTGCGACGGGTCATTTTGTTGTTCAAAGCGGCTTGCTTTACCACCCCGCTGTTGATTATTTCGCCTGTTCGCCCGACGGTCTTATAAACGACGACGCAGGGGTTGAGCTTAAATGTCCTCTCCAGCGCGAGCCAAGCGAGGTTGTTGCCGATAAGCAATACCATTCACAGGTTTACTTTTCGATGGTCGTGTCGAACAGGAAAACGTGGTATTTGTTTGCTTGGCACCCCGACAAGGGCCATTCCTGCGAGCGCTTCGAGTGGGACGCAGCGCTGGCTTGGTGGGCAGAAAATGTTGGCGCTTTGCAAATTTTCCACAGCGAGTATCTTGATACTATAAACGATCAGGATAAATTCAATGTAATGCTTGAGCCGCTGGTCGCGGACATGGAAGATGACCAGCAATGGAAAGGGATGGCCGAACGGTATCGGCGCTTGAAGCTTGAACGTGATGAAATTGATCGTCAACTCCAGCAGGCCAAGGATGGCTTGTTAGCGCTTTCTGATGGAAAGAAATCTCGCGGCGCCGGGATTCTTGTTTACCCGCATAAAACGTCGAGCGGGAAAGTTAATTGGGTTATTAAGTAAGGTGTGCTATGAGTAGTTACAATCGAGTAGTTTTAATGGGAAACCTGACAAGGGATTTTGAGGTTAGGCATACTCCAGCCGGTACAGCCGTTACAGACGTTACGGTGGCGGTGAATCACCGAGTAAAATCTGGCAACGATTGGATTGACGAGCCAACATTCGTCGATGTTACTTTGTGGGGGCGAACAGCCGAAATTGCTGCGGAGTATCTTTCTAAGGGGTCGCCGATTTTTATTGAGGGGCGATTGAAGCTTGATCGTTGGGAAAGCGACGGCGAATCGCGCAGCAAGCTCAAAGTAGTCGGTGAAAAACTATGTTTGATGCCAAGGGGTCAGGACGGCGGGGCGCCGTCAAAGGTTGCTGTGGCGGCAAACGATGATCTTCCATTTTAGCCAAGCGCTTGAGGCTTGATATCGAGCGTCGGCCTGTTTGGTCAGGCAAGGTTCGTTTAGTTCACGAACTTGAATCCTTTCGGGGCCAGCCTGCGCATTGGCGGGCTGGCCTTTTTCAAGGAGGTTAAAATGGAATTGTGGGATCATCAGAAACGTGGCATTCAAGAAAGCCGGAACTGCTGGGCGGATGCGTCTATTCAATCATGGTGCGTTGTAGCCCCTCCCGGTGCAGGCAAGTCGATGATGATGCGGCGAATGGCCATACCGGCAACTGAAAATGGAAAGCGCGTTTCTATCTACTTGCATCGGCGCATGCTGACAAGGCAAACGATAGATTTGTTTCTGAGCGAGGGCGTGGATTTTGGTGTGGTTGCAAATGGTTTTGAGGAATATGAAAACCCAGAATCTAAATTGCAAATTTGCAGCTTGCCAACTGTTTACAGCCGAATGGAACGATACAATTTTCGCTGGCCTTATTCTGATCTCGTAATTGTCGACGAAAGGCACCAGCAAGTTGAGCGGCAGGCTGCGGCGGTTTTTGGCCGTCACATGAAAGAGGGCGCACAGGTGGCTGGTTTTACGGCAACTCCGGTTGGTCTTGACGGTCATGCGCAAAAGCTTGTGAACGCTGGAACGTACAAGGAGATGCTTGATGTCGGTGCGCACCTGCCGGTCGATCACTACATGCCTGATTCGCCTTCGTTGGACCGGTTGCGGGCCGCCAAGATTTCTAGGCCGGAAGATATCGCTTTGAATCGGGTGCCGACGATTTTCGGAAGGGTGTACGAGAATTGGCAACGATTGAATCAAGAGCAACTTCCGGCGGTCGGGTTTGCGCCGGGAGTTGAGCAGGCAATTTGGTTTGCCGATTTGTTTAGGCAGAAGGGCGTGGCGTGTTGTTCGTTAGATGCCAGTACGACGGTTTTTGTTACCAAGAACAGCAACGGCGTTTTAGTCAAAAAAGAATATACGACGGATTCGGCAACTAGGCGGGAGGTTTTGGAGGGCAGTGAATCTGGAAAGTACAAAATCGTCTGGAATCGGTTTATATTGAGAGAGGCCATTGATTTGCCAGCTTGGTATCATTGCATCCTTTGTACGACGATGGGCAGTGTGTCGACCTATTTGCAAACGACCGGAAGGGTGTTGCGCAACTACCCAAGTTACAATAGGGTCATACTTCAAGATCACAGCGGCAACATTGATCGGCATGGGTTCTGTAATGAAGAAAGAACGTGGATTTTGGGTTGCACGAACCAATCTTTGCTTCAACAACGAACCAAGAAGCTTAAAACGAAAAAGGAAATTGTCGAGATTGTTTGCCCAAGATGCCATGCCTACCGGACACATGGCGCGGACTGTCCAAAGTGTGGATTTAGGTATTTGAAAAACACGAGAAGCGTTCGTATGCTTGACGGCGAATTAAAGAAGGTCGACATTCACAAGAGAAAAAGCGAGCGGCAAAAGTGTGAGCAAATTTTCAAATCATGCTTGTATGCGGGCGCTCGCTCCGGTAAGACGTTTCAGCAGGCTGTTATTATCGCTCAAAAGAAGGCGGAAAAGCAGCAGGTGGAATGGGATAGCCGGGTGCTAACAAAATACGACACAAAAGCCCTGTGGAAGCGAAAGATAGCAGACGCCTTCCCATACATGGCAAAAAACCGAAAATAAACGTACCGAGGTAGGTAATATGAGCCATCCTTCCAAGCAGAAGGGAAACGGATACGAGCGCGAGCTTGTTAAACTGATTCAAGATTCGGGCATGAAAGCCAAACGAGCTTATGCCTCAAATGGTGAATCGCTTGGATACCACGCCGAGGTTGATTTAGTTTTCGGAAACGACAATTACAAGGTACAGGCAAAGAGGCGAAAAAAAATAGCGGACTACTTGCAGGTGGGGGATCACGTGGATTTCGTAGTTTTTAGGCAGGACCGGGGAGATAGCCTTGTGCTAATGGATTTGTACCGGTTGCTTGATATTCTCAAGGCGCTCGAAAACGAGCAGGACACGGATGGAAGTTCCCAAGGACATAGCCGAGCAGTATTCGAGGATGATTGAGGTCCAGTTTTGGCGCGGCAATCAAGATCAGTGCCACGAAATAGTTGACCTTGCATTCCGAGAAGCTTTGAGCCGCTACCAATCGGTGGTCGACGATGATACGAGCATCTCTCAGTTGTTTGATCAGAAAATTGTCAACGCGCTGGAGAGTGTTGGGGTTTTGTACGTGCGGGATTTTGAGGGGGTCACGAAAGAGCAGCTTAGTTCTATTGCTCAGTTCGGCACGATCACAATAGCTTCAATCTGTGAAGTATTGAGTCATTACGGTTTCACTTTACGAGACACAAAAGCCTAATTTTGTCAGGAGGGATTTATGGCAGTTCGTTCCAAGTTTGAAACGTCGTCGGATCGGTGGCTGGAGGAAATTGTTGCATTTGCTTTGAGTGATCGTTGGTCGGTCGAAATGAAAAAGCTCCCGATCCACCAGCGAATGGATTTTGCAATGGTCAAGCCGGACGGTTCAATTGGCGCCTTGTGTGAGATCAAGGTCCGCAAGTTTAAATGGGGGGATTTTCCGGACGTGATCCTGTCCGCCTCAAAAGTGAAATACGCAAAAGAAATGTGGTCTGCTTTTGCCCTGCGGACGATATTGGTGGTAATGGATAAAACCGGAGAAATTCGATATTTGCCGATGGAAACGATGGAATACCCGCTGGCCTATGGGGGGCGAACCAAAAGCCCGCGAGATGAGCAAGATTCTGAGCTGATAGTTCACGTGCCGAATAGCGATTTTGTGACGTTGACCTCAGTTGACGTAAATATAAAAATGGCAAGTGAAATGTAACCAAGAAAGGCAGGTGATCGCATCTAGTGCGCCGATGTACTTGCCATCGAAAAAACCGCACGTGATGGGATGTACTTATGATGGAATTTCAACCCGCCGAAGTGGCGCGTATTGAGGAAATGGTTTCGGAGGCAATTGCAAAGTCCAACTTGCGCCGGAGTCAAAAATTTGCTATTCGTTTGCGCTATGCCTTGTCGCCAAAGTTCAGGGCAATTTTAAACGATGCAATAGAAGAAAAATACTCTGAAGAAAACCCAACCGCTCAGGAAATTGACTGGGATAAATTTGCCGAATTTCTTGAACGTATTCTACCGTTAATTTTACAACTGATTATAGGACTGATGTAATGGCAATAATGAATTGGAAAACGACTCTTTCGGGATTGATTGGCGCGCTTGTTGTTGTTGGTGCAGAGGTGCAAAAGTTTTTAGACAACGACGTGGCAACACAGCCGGACTGGAACGTAGTAATCGGCGCCGTCGTGCTTGCCATCGGCCTGTTCTTTGCAAGGGATGCTGACAAGTCCAGCAAGGCAACCGGCGTGAAATGAACGAGCAATCCCTCCCGCCGGATTTACTTGTCGGGCCGAGCGTAGCGGCGGCGGATGGTGAACTGCCCGCCATGTGGCATATTAGCTTAAAGCTGAAAGCCGTACACGAGTCAGGGGTCGATGGCACAGGGGTTACGTTTTCAATAAACGATACCGGGGTGTTTGAAGAACACGGCTACTTCGGAAATCAAGAGTTTGACTTCGAGCATTTTAATTCAGCCGGCGGTGGCATGAACGACCGCAATGGTCATGGCACCCACTGCTTTGGAATTACAACATCGGTAGCGCCCGGATCGGTTGGAATCTGGACGAAGGTTTTAAGCGACCGGGGCAGCGGGTCAACGACCGGAATTGACCGGGGTAGAATTCATGCCGCAAAACAAGGTGCCGATGTTGTTTCAGAATCGCTAGGTGATGGCGGCGGTCCTGTTATACGTGATTCCTACCAAGCTATAGAAACGGCTTACAGTGAAGGCGCTTCTATCTGTGTTGCGGCGGCTGGAAACGCAGGTTTTAGTGGGCGCGGCTCTACTGTCGGCAGACATGCAAGTTACGACAACGCATGGTGTCAGGGTGCTACAAAGCGGGACGGCTCAATTGCTAGTTTTTCCAGCGGAGGCAAAACGCTGGACGCAGCAACGCCCGGCCAAAGCATTGTTTCCTGTGGCCTGAAAAGTTCATGGCATTGGGTAACGATGTCCGGCACCTCAATGGCTACTCCTTTTATGGCGGGCATTTTTTGCTTGGTCATTCAGAAACGACGTATGATTGGCAAGCCGGATTTGATTGGCAGAAACGCTTGGATTGAATTCATGTTGCAAGAGGGTTTCATGGAGGATCGTGGCGACGAGGGGCATGACTCAAGATTCGGCCACGGCGTTCCATCTATTGACAAAATTTTAGACGCATTGATTGATCCAGAATGGGTGTAAGAATGATTCTGCTGCTAGCGCTTTGCTGCTTGTTTGTTGAGGACAATGTAGAAACGACACCCGTGACATTTTACGAAGCCGACTCCGCAACCGTAGTCAAGAATGGCGACAAGGTGCGGGTGATGCTGGAGGGCAATTCCGGTCAGGTTGGCTACGGCGTGGTGGTCGACACAAAAAACGCGAACCTTCAATACATTGAAGTACACGACGAAGAAAAGCCATTTCCGCCTTCTGTGCTTGAGCCATTTGAGCCGGGCAAGTTTCTTGTTGCTGGCCAGCCGGGATCGGTGTTCTGGATTTCCATACGTGCCGAGGGAAGCCCTCCGGTTTGGATGTCAATTACCGTAGGCGAGCGCGGACCTCCGCAGACCGATCCGGATAATTCAATTTACGAATGGGTGTATGAGAATAAGCCGGACGATAAAAAAACAGCCGATGTACTGGCAAGCTATTATGCGGCGGCGGTTAAGGAGTGCAGGGATAACAATTACAATTTGCCGCAAGCCAAAACGACAGTTTCAGGCGCTCGCAAGCGGGCGCTTCTTTCTATTGACAGGCTTTACGTGGATTGGTCAGATTTTTTTTCTGGCCTAAACGATCTTATTGAGCCGACCGATAATGTCCCTGATTACCTGCAAAAGATTGAGGCAACGATTGGTGCGCTGAGGGCAAACTAAACTGCTCTCGACATTGGGCGTGATTGGCCGATACAACATTCCGTATCGTAACCTTTGGAGCCACCCAATGAAAAAACTTAAAACAGCTTTTGTGACCACGTGTCTTTTCTTCCTACTGTCTGCGATCTGCTTGGCAGACGAGCGCCGAGATGCGGCGGTCAAAATCGAATTTTCCATTCCTATCAACCAGCTTGGTTTTATTTGCCAGCCGGGTGAAAAGCCATCTTATTACGCTGGCGGATACGGGCGCGGTGTGATTGTCGGTGATGATCTAATTTTGACAGCCGATCACGTGATTGATGAGGCAGTCAGCTTCAACATTATTTTTTCTGATGGCAGCCAGATCACGAACGTCAAAATCCTGAAGCAAGACCCAAGTTCTGACCTTGCTGTTCTGGAATGTGAAGTTCCGGATGATTTGCCAATTGCCAAGATTGCAAAAGAGCAGAAACCGGAGGGCATCTTCTATGTATTTGGCAACAAGGATTATGAAGCCGAATGTCGATATGATGCACGTGGTTTTTGGTGGTGTGATTCGGAATGCACCCAAGGGGATTCTGGCGGGCCGATTTACAATGATCAGAGCGAGCTGGTCGGCATTGTGTCCGGCGGCTCTGTTTGGGTGAAAGAGCCAGAGGGCGGGCCAAAATCTTGCTGGCCTTTACGTGCTGGATCGCTGGAGTCAATCAAGCAGATTTTGAAGCAGGCCGGATATGCCGATCTTTATACAAAATCAGCAGGCAGTGTTGAATTCCTAGAATTCGATAAGGCTTACAACGTGGCGATGAAATCAGGACAGCCGCTAGTGGTGGTATTTGGCGCCAATTGGTGCGCCCCTTGCAGGAAGCTGAAGCAAGATGTTCTTGAGCCGTTGATGAAATCAGGAAAACTTGATGATTTCCTAGTGGCTTACGTGGATGTCGACAAGAATCCGGAAATCTACCGAAAGTATTTCACGGGCAATATTTCAGTCCCTGCAATAGTTGCCTACCAGAAGAAGCCAGAGGGCTGGGAATACAAGCGCAAGAAAGGCTACCAGAGTCAGGCCAATTTCTTGAGGTGGATCACGTGGTAAATCGGATTTGCTTAGCCGTTATTTTGGCGCTAGTGATTTTGGCTTGTTTGCATCACGTGCAAGTTGATGTCCCTTGTGAGGCCTGCGGCCAGCCGGCTCACAGGGAGTCGGTCCTTTGCCGAATTGCCAGCCAATGGTCGACACACATGCACGACTACTGTGGTTTCGGTCGGTGAAAACGGACGACGTGATTGACGGCCTTTTGCTTTCCATTTTGGTGCTGGCTCTGCTGGCGATTTTGGCATGAATGAAAATGAGTGGACGGAGTTCATTTTGGCAAATGAGCCGATGTTCAAGAGCAGCCAATTTGATGGCCGATTATGGGACCGCACAAGACCCGACATAATCAGCAAGGATCACGTGCTTGAGGTCGACTGGAGCCACAAGTGGAAAGAGGGTGTCGGTCAGGCGGTGTTCTACAGGGAGATGACAGGCAGGCGGGGAGGCTTGTTGCTGCTATTTCCGGAGGGGGTAAACTCTGAGAAAGAGAGGTTACGTGCTTATCGGGCTTTGGTGGCCTGCAAGGGTTGCCAGATTGACCTGTTTTTATGGGATTGTGAGAAGCGGGGAATGTTGGATGGCTGGCAAGGGTGACAAGCCACGTGCTAAGGACGGCAAAAAGTACCGGCAGGGATGGGATCGGATTTTCAAAAAATCAGCCGATAAGAAATCCCCTGTAAGCAAACAAGAGACTAAGGATGGGGCTAAGTAATTCCCCGGCTCTGTGGATGCCAACGTGATAACAGGCCATTCTAGGGCCAATCTGGGCCATTCTGGGCTTGATCACGTGCTTGTGGGTCCGGTAGAACAAAAAAACCATATCAGCCGATAATCAGGAGCCAAAATGCCCCCAGTAAACTTAACAAGAAAGCAGAGAAGATTCTGCGAGGAGTATATGGTCGACATGAACGCGACCAGAGCGGCCAAGATGGCTGGCTATAGCGAGGCATCCGCCCAAGTGCAGGGGTCAGTAAACCTCAAGAAACCCGCCATTCAGGCTTACATAGATGAGATGCTTGCAGAGAAAGCCAAGCATTGTCACATAGACAGCAGATTTATCATTACCGAGCTAAGGAAAACAATGGAGGATGCAAGGGCCAGAAATCAGCATTCTGTGGTGGTCAAATGTCTGGAGAATCTGGCTAGGCACTGCGGATTTTATGCACCGGAGGCTTATGACATCACCACCGGCGGGGAAAAATTTAATTCTGCCGAAATACAAGAGGCGGACAGCTCCGCTCTGGACAAGGCCCTGATGATGCTCAGGCAGAGGTCGGACAATTAGCCTAACTACTTGCCCTGTATAGACTTAGGGCCAGCCAGAGAGCCAAGGGGCCAGCCAGATCAGCTAGTGTACAGAAGCCCACTATGGTGGACATTTGCACACTATTACCGCTGAGAGGGGTGTGGCACCCTGCCAGCGGCATGAATTCGGCCATAGAGGTCAGGGTCACAGCCAGCCCGGACAGCAGCCCGGACAGCAGCCCGGCAGGGCCGGCGGCAACGTGGTCCCCAAGGGGGGCAACGTGGCAGGGGGGGCGTCCCCCCGTGGGGGGGTGATCGGCAGGCGGGGGGAGGGCCATCGCCACTGAGAAATTTCGCGGACCAAAATCAGTCCTCTATCATCTTGATAGCAACTCCCCTCCCCGGATCGGACAAAACCAGCTTGGTGGTTTCGATCTCGCAATCTCTGAGGATGGTTTCGGCTTCCTCCCGGTCAGCTTCACTGAGTTCGCCTTCTATTTTCAGCTTGAGCATAGTCTTGGTGGCTTCGTCGATGGACTTAAAGACGATTCGCGGGTCGTCGATCTCACGGAGTTCATAGGCCCGGAACTTGACCATAGCCATCAGCAGTTCGGTTTCGAGTTTGGCGTTCTTCATTTTCCCATCTCCAAAAAAATTTTCGAACTAAAGTTTAACCTGCTATTGTTTCCACACTGATGATCTGCCATGCGTTCCGGTTGTCTGATTGTATCAGGTAGTTGATTGCCTCTATCTCGGTTTCGGCTTCAACCGTCAGGGTTTTCTCTCCTTCGAAGTATCGATCATTGTCGATGTAGTTGATTCGATATTTCATGTCAAAACGCGCAACATATGATTACATGTAGAGGGGGGCTAGTTCCGATAGACTCCGGCCCAGTATGGGTGTCCTGACTTGCTTTTTGCGTATCCGAAGCCGACTTTCTTCTTGTTGCAGAAAATCCACTTTTTGTGGGGTGGAGAGCAAACCCAAGCATTTAGCACCGATTTAGGCGTTTTGTAGCCTCTTGCTATAATTTGTTCGCCTCCGCCGTGGTACATACAGTTTTTCGCAGCCATGTGTTCGGCCCATTTTTGAGCAATCTTGCACAATTCCGGGTCTAGCTCTTGTTTTATCAGACAACCGCTTTTTGCCCGAAGTGCCTGACTTGCCTTGTAAAGCTCTTTTATCTCTGGCGGCCTGTTTATCAGGCCGGGGACATAAGAGGTAATTACTGCCATGCAGATGATTACCGAGGGGAGTGCTGTAATTCTCATTTCGCTTCCTTTATTCTTTTGCTTGCAATTTCAAAGTAATTTTCGTCGAGTTCAATTCCGATAAAGTTTCTGTCTAGATTTGCACAAGCCACTCCCGTTGTTCCACTGCCCATGCAGAAGTCTAAAACCGTCTCTCCTTCATTGGTGTAGGTCTTGATTAGGTACTCCATAAGAGCTACGGGTTTCTGGGTGGGGTGCAGCCGGCGGCTGCTATGCTCTTTGTTAAATTTCAAGATGCTTTTTGGGTAAGAATGAGTGTATGTTTTTTTTAACGCTTTCATTGAGTTCTTGTTCAGTATGTCCGAGACGGAGGGATTGCCCCCGCTCTTAACTGCCTTGTCTCTTTTTGTCATTATGGGGAAATATTTCATGTTCTTTTTGCTACCATTGGCCGTTTTCCCTTTTGAGAAAATGCAAATATCTTCAGCGGTGTTTAGCGGCTGCAATTTCGCTAGTTGAAAATTCCCGCCCTGTTCTTTTTGCCATATCCACCTATATCGAAACATTCCCAAATTGCTTGCCACCAGCACGCTCGAAAAGGGCTGTCCGGCAAATAAAACAATAGCGCCGGCTGGCTTGATAACCCGCTTCAACTGCTCCCACATTGGTTCCAATGGTATGATGCTGTCCCACTTGCAGGCCGTTGTCCCGTAGGGAGGATCGGCTAGCACCATGTCTGCCGACCCATCGGGAATCTCTCCCATCTTTTCTAGGCAGTCTCCTTGCATTAGTTTCATCACAACTCCTATGCGATTGTGAAATTAGCCCGCTTGAGTACCAGTTCGTTAAAGCCGCTGGCGCAGGCGTCAATCTGGTCGTCATGCTTGCCGAAGTAGAAGACTTTCGCTTCGTCGATAAACTCTTGGTTCCAAGCCCCTTCCTTGAGTCGAAACCTGCCGATACCGGCTTGAGTTGCCATTGCTTCAGCCCGGACCTCTTTGGCTCCGGTTGGCTTGCAGCAAGTAACGCGCCAGCCTGTGAGCATCCGCTTCATGGAGTCCATGAGGCTTTTTCCGGCGGAGCCGGGTTCCTGCTCAAAGTGGATTGCTGTTTTCCTGCCGTCCATTTCTGCCGTGGCTTGGATGATTGAATCTCGCTGGTGTGAGGCCCACTGGCCCCGGATGACATCCAGCACCCAGTAGTTGCCGTCTTTAGGATCATTCGGGCCAGCCTGTTCCACGCCGATTAGAACGCCTACCGTCCAGTCTCCGCCGCCTTCGGTGGCTGCCATGTCCCAAGACCTTATCTGCCTTGTGATTGGCCACTGTGGGCCAGCATGGACCGGGAACCACTCCTCACGGAACATTCCCCCGCCGCGAGGCACGGGCGTCTGTTGGTGCTGGCCGGCTGTAGCATACGGACCCATGACTTTTTCAAGCTCGTCTACCGTCTTGGCATCGAACCGATCTGGGAACAAAAGATCGCCCTCCTTCTCGCGCCAGTCTTCGCCGATGGATGTTTTGCAGTGCATGGCCTTTTCGTACCGCATGGGCAAGCATAGGTGTTCGTATCCAAGCTCGATTGCCAAGGCTGATGGGTCTTCTTCATGGAGCCTTTGCATAATCATCACGATTGCCGAGGAGTCCGGGTTAGTCAGACGTGTGGGTGCAGTCTCCGTGAAGAACGCAGCACAAGACTTCCGGTCTAGCTCTGACCGTGCGTCAGACACACTCAAGGGATCGTCGATGATAAGCCTGTCCCCCCTCCGCCCGGTTATACTCGCTCGCGTGGACGCCTGCCTGTACCCGGTCCTTTCGTTCTGGAAGTTCAGCTTTTGGTTCTGGTCCGCCTGCAGTCCGCAGGGCCACATTGACTGGAACCAATCGGAGGTGAACAGACGCCGAGCCTTGAGGTTGTCACGAACGGCAAGGGACTGTTCGTGGGCCACAGACAGTATCCGGGTTTCCGGGCGGCCCATTGGCCCCCACTCCCACATAGGCCAGAACACGCCGGTCAGCAGGCTTTTCATGCAACCGGGCGGTATGTTGATCAGCAGCCGGGTAATCTCTCCGCGAGTCACCGCCTCAAGGTGTTCGCACATCAGGTCGATATGCTTGCCGTGTGTGTACGGCTGGCTAGGCTCCAGTATGTGCCAAGCCTCCTTGATAAAGAAACTAAGGGACCGGCTGCAAAGCTCTTTAACGATTTCCTTCTCAAGCTTTTCCATGCCAAAATTGTAGCCAAGTGCTGGGTTGACGCCATACCACTATTGCGACGATAGTGCAAATGCCGTGCCGAAAAGAGTTTCAAAAAAGTTTTGTGTCGCAAGTCCTTTGGCAGCTTGTATTTACGCAATAGTGAAAATAAAACAAAAATAATGTTTCCAATATTTCACTATCGCAAGCGAATAACTCTACGAGTTAGTGCCAGCTAGGCGCTTACTCAGCCAACCCCGGCGGGGCCGGGGGGGGATTGTTCTTTGGCAATTTGAAATTCGTTACCCTTTAACTGAGGAGGATGAAGGTATGGTGTTTCGAAAGCCACAAAAGGTCCGGACGGCTGTATCAGATCAGACGCACTGGAACAGCGCTTGCGAGTGCTACACAGTGATCAGGTCTGAAATTCGGTACGGTCGCAAGGACAGGCTGCCGGTTATCTTCTACGCAATGAAGCGGTGCGGCAAGAAGTATGTGATACTGTCAAAGCATCGCAAGCTCAAGCCCGCGCAGGCTTCGTGCGAGAAGCATGACCGAAGGCTGAAGTGATTTTTCGGGGGTGGGCAACCGCCCCATTTCTATCTTGAAAGGATAAGCTATGAGTTACAAAGGAAAAGTTTTAATCGGCGATCTGGTGGTCATGAACGAACTGCCGAACGCGATAACGTTTGAAGTGGTAGACGCGAAAATGCACGAAGGCGTGCCGCATGTTAAACTTCGAATGTACCAGACCGATTACGCTGCCAAGTGGCATGATCAATCAATCATCCACGCAGTCGTAAGGCCGACCGTTGGCACCAAGCATTTGATTGACCTAATTAAAAAGGAAGTCAACTACGCAGGTGTCGGCGATCTCATGGAGATATGCGAAATGTTTGGCCACCGCTTTAAGATGCTTCGCCCAAATGAATTTGAGCGAGTAGCAGGCGAGTAGAAGCCCGGCCCAAGTCGCTGGCATAGCCACCGGGGGCTATTCAAACTACCCGGCTTTCTTTAACTCGAAAGGATGGCCATGAAATTCATGTATGACGATGGTGGTCGCAAGGCTGCTGGCTTCAAGGGAGAGGCTGGCGATTGCGTTTGCAGAGCGATCTGCATTGCTGCTCGGCTTGATTACAAGGAGGTGTACGACCGTCTTGCTGACGGGACAGCTAAACAGCGAGCCACTAAGCGAACCGGCAAAAGGAAGCGGTCGGCGCGAAATGGAATCAACTGCAAGCGCAAGTGGTTTAAAGACTACATGGGCGAGCTAGGTTTCGTTTGGACTCCGACGATGCTTGTTGGTTCTGGGTGCAAGGTGCATCTTGCTGAGGGCGAGTTGCCAGAGGGCAGGCTCGTTGTTCAGGTGAGCAAGCACCTGACAGCGGTAGTAGATCAAGTAGTTCGCGACACGCATGACCCGCGCAGGGACACGCACTACGTCACAAACGAGCGCAGAGATTTGAGGCCGGGCGAAAAACTTCTTGCAGACGGCAAGATCGCTGGAGTTTCAAAAAGATGCGTTTACGGCTACTGGACCTTAAATTAATTACGGGGGTGGGCAACCACCCTTTTCTTTTACACGAGAGGATAAGTTATGAAAGAATTTGTAGAGTCTGAGAAGGTTACGAACCGCGCACCGACATCAAGCTTCTTTTGTCCTGTTGAATTTACCGAGGGCTATCTTGAAGAAAACCCGGCAATCGAGCGGCTGGTTGTTCGGCTTCCGCAGAAGCTTCGTCCAAGAAATTTATTGACTATTAGAAATTTCCTTGGAGAATTTTGTAAGGACAAGGGCCTATGGATTCCAGATGTTCCTGATTGGATGATCATTAATGGTAAGCCGGGAGAGACAAAAATTCCAATGGTCGATGGAGAATACGTGTATGGCTTTGAATTTCATGCGTTCACACGAAAGCATGTTGACCACGAGTTTTACGACAAGCCGTACCTTCTTCCCGGCTGCTTGGACAGTTGCAAAGCGTTTCTTCGGGGGCTTCGATATGGAGCCGCTAGCATAAAGGCCACCTAATAACCGGGGGCGGGAAACCGCCCTTTCTTTTACACGAAAGGATGAACGATGAATAAGATTGATATGATTAAGCAGAGGCAAGAACAGGTTTGCGCAAGGATCAAGAAAGACATTGCCAAAAACGAGGAGTTGCTCGCGCAAATTGAGAAACTCGAACAAGACGAAAAAGAAAAGCGAAGACAAAGATCGTTTGCGGGAAAGGTGTCCGCTCTGCGCCGAAAGCACCCAAAACTACACGTAGAAAAAGACCCGACGATGCTCGAAGTTGGTGTGACGGACGTGTGGTATGTCAGTGATGACCGACTTCATTGTCCTGAAGTTGGCGGGCCTACGGTGACTGTCGTAGAAGACCCGTGGGATAACAACCACTTCTGCTACTCATGGGAACAGGTCTATGATCGTTGCCTTGAGATTATTGAATACCTAGATCACGGCGTTCAGCCGTAATGCAACTGACGGGGGCGGGAAACCGCCCCTTTCTTTACGCAAATTTGTTCACGTCGCAAGTCGTTTGCTGGCAAGTATTTACATAATAGTTAGAAAATCTTGCTGAAATTTAGCCAATATTCGACTATCGTAAGCGAACAACTCAGTGAGTTGTGACCGGCTTGCCGGCAACGGCTCGCCCAGAAACGGGCATGATCTTTGACAATTTGAAAAGCAGCGACCGGAGGAAGCCAGTTCGTTAAAAGGGGCTGGCGGAGATAACAAGGCCCGGCGCTAAAGCGGGAGTTCGCTGATGCGAGTCCTGACCTACCGGCGGATAAGCCGGGGGCATTGGTCGGCCAAGGGGCCGTGGCAACAGACAGCCTTAAACGCAATGCTCGCTAGGCATCAGCAAGATGGGTTCCCGCGAGCCGCTAAGAACTAGGGCGGTAAACCTCACAGTATGCCGGGGCGGTTGAACCACCCCTTGTGCGTCAGTCGAGTCCTTGTGCTTACGCAGGCACCACGGCTCGGCAGCTTGGGTTGCACTGGTTTGATTCCAGTGAGTCCCGGCATGCTGTGAGGATCGAGGTTCAGTAGTGAGCAACCGCTCGCTACCTATTTTTGTTTCTTTGAAAGGATGACTATGATTACTACATCTACCGATGCCGTTGATAAAGTTCGCAAGGCTTTTGACTTTTCAATTGACAAGTTTCCTTTGACTGGTCCGGAAAACATGAAGACCCCGTTCTACGGGCTGTTCCGATCCGACAGCATGTCGGCGGTAGGCTCTGGCTCGGTGTCTAGTCGGTATGTACCGCACACCACCGACGACGTTTGTGCCTTAGTCGACGCTGCTGCAAATGCGTTCGACGGCGAGATTGACGTTCAGTGTCTTTTCCGCGACGGCCACTACGTCACTATCCAGCCGACCAAGGAGAACCGGCTGGCTGTTTATGGCGACAAGGATAATGTTTGGCCGCGAGTCATGATTAAGGCTGGCTACGACGGCACAGCGTTCAAGGCTTCGATGGGCTACTACCGAGATGCGTGTCGCAACTTGGCGATGATGAATCAGGTTGAAGGTACATCGGTGTCCATTCGGCACACGTCCGGGCTGCGATGCCACATGGATGACCTGCTTGGCCAGTTCAACCAGCTAAAGTATGGCTGGACAAACTTGCGCGGCGTCATCATGAACCTGCAAAACCGAGAGGTGCAACTTGCTGACTTCTTGCGCAGCGTCTACGGCGAGGTCGACGAGAACGCTTCAAGCCGATCTCGCAAGCATCACACTTCTCGAACGGAAGCTATCTTCCGGCGAGTCCAGCGTGAGCGCTACACCACTGGCCGTGGACCAATGGGCGACGACTTTGTTGTGTCGGCGTGGGAAGCTTACAACGCTGTCCAAGGCTATGTCCAGCATGACATGGGGTGGCGTGGAGCAGGCGGTGACATGCAAGTTCCGTCAGGTCGCTTTGAGCGCATCATTCGTGCTGCGTCTAACTCGGCAGTCAAGAAGGCCGAGCAGATTGCTATGGCAGCATAGTAGCCGTGGGGCGGGCAACCGCCCCTTTTCTTTTAAACAATGGAGGATCAAGCGATGAACGATGAAAATGAATTGGTCGAAGTCAGAAAAACAGAGATGGCAGAAACATATTTAGTCCCAATGATGAAAAGTGAATTGTGGGCGATTGTAAGAGCAATTCCTGGCCCCAAGGACGACAGGATGCCTTTGTCGTGGATTCAAAAGAGGCTGCTCCAGATGCAGCACGCAACACTAACCAACACGGAAGGAGCGAACGATGGAGTTTCATGAAATCGAGGTAGTTCGCAAAAAGCGCCAAGCGGTCGAGGCTTAGTAATCGCCGCCCTGCTCGTTTAGTCGGGCAACCCGCTGTTTCCTTTTTAGTCGTTAGGCAGAGGCAGCGGTTCTCCTTATCAGTCGGTGGGGACACGGGTTGCTTCATTAACCCCCCGCCGGCTGTTTTTTTAACACGAAAGGACAACGGAGGATGTTATGGACAAATTGATCAAAGCAGTGAGGGAAAATCTTTCAAGTGATTCAAGCTGCGCTGATCAAACGCTGCGCGACGTTTCTGAACACGGTGCAGACGGTGGCTTCTCTGGATTTACATACTATGCAGACACGGTGCCGTTTGCCATGCTTCATATCGACGAGATCAGGGAGTGCTTGATTGATGAAGCAAGCGAGTTCGGGCTAAGGTCCGCAGCTTCAATGGTCGCGGGCTTTAGTTGCCTCGAAAATCAGGGGCTGTCCGACGATGATATCAACAGGGTTCTCTGGTCGCCGTCGGCAGCCTTTATCGACCACAAGGACGATGTAACAACCTTGGTGCTGAACGCTTTAGCGTGGTACGCTTTAGAGAAGGTTGCAAATCTATTCATACTAAAAGAGGAGGAAGTAGCATGAACAATGCAATAAAAGTAATTAGCCCATACAAGTACAACGAGATGTGGGTGTTTGACGACGAAACTACAGGGCTGGTTAAAGAGCCGTTTGTTTCTGGCGCCGACAAGATTATCGACGAAATGGTAAGTTCGCTGGACGATCCTGCCGACGGGTTTAACTTAATCTTTAGCCAGTACCCTTTTCCCGGCTACTCCGTGCGTTTAGATCGAAAGCGAGAAGAGGCTGACGGCTGGTGGTACTACAGCAAGCAGCTTGGCATGGAGGGATGGCTTTGCCCGGCGATGTTCCTGTACTACGAGACGGCGCCGGAAACGATTTACGCCAAAGCATCATCAAGGGGGGAGTGACCATGTTTTATCACGACTATAAAAATGCTTGCGAGCAGATTGCCGACGCAGCGAAGAATGTGCCAAGGCCGGAGAGGTCTGACTTTATTTTTAAAGAGGTAGAGTCTCACCGGTTTGTTACTCATCCGCGAAGGGCGCTTGCTGTCTTGCAGCACAGCAATTACTTAGACCTTGCCGAAGAGCGTCTAGGCAGGGATATTTTTAAGGCGGCTTCTTCTTTTGAGGAGCTGGCGCAAGAGCTTGCGCCTCACGCCATGTATTATGACTGTTTGGAGGAGTATGGCTATGAGTCGTTGCGTGATATGCGAAGGATCGAGGGGCGTTTGTCCGTGCTGCCGGCAAGAACCTAATGTTGACCACATGCTCGACAAGATCGAGGAGAAGGCGAGGGACATTGTTCGCCAGTTGCAGTGCGGCGTAATTTCTCGCAAGGAGATTCACCTCGAAGTCGATGGAGAGCTTTCTGATTTTGTCGACGAAGTGGAAGAGTGCGTTAATTACATTTTGGAGGACTTGAAAAATGCGAAATGTTGACAGCAGTTTGCGCGTGGAGTATTGGCAGTCAAAAGCCAAGGCTATGCAAGGCAGGATTGATGAAATAGAGAAGGAGGCGAAGCTTAACTCATCCAGCATCGCCAAGTTGTCCAATGACGTTTTAAAGATGAGGGAGTGGGCAAAGACTGTTGCCAAGCAAATAAAGGAGTTGCAAAATGAGCTTAAACAAATTAAGCCCAAGGAAGGCGATGGTGGCGGACACTCGAACGCCGAGGCTATATCAGGCCAAGGTGTCGCTGGACGAAAATAGGGTAAAGGTTGGTCGAAAGGTGTTTGACCGGAGCGATTGCAAAATCGTATTTGAGGACGGGTCAACTGAGGCCAGCGGCAGGTTTTACCTTGATGTTGGAAGCGAGCATTCCTTCCAGATTAGCTGGAGATAAAGCTGGTTTGCACTGGCTCCCACGCTATGATATAAATACGACGGGCGACTAGCTCGCCAATACTGTTTATTGATTAGATGGAGATGCTGATGAGATTGCCTAAGCAAAAGGCTGTCGTCACGAGTATCAGGGAGCCGGTGTGGATGAGCATCGGCGAGGTAGAGATGACCAAGGATCGTTTTTTCGTTCTGGGGGCGTCTTTCCCGGTAAAAGACTGTTGGTTCCGGACGGAGCCTAATTCGGACCAGAATTCTGGTAGAATGTTTGTCGATGTTGGTCATGACAAATCCTACCAGATTACATGGGGCTTGAAGGAGTGGGCGGAGGATCGAGGGGCAGGCTGTCGGCAGACGACACGATAAAAATAGCCCGCGCAATCGAAGACCCGGATCGCTGGGCCATTCGAATTACCTACATTCGCTCTGACAACAAAACCACAAATCGCATCGTTTCGCCCGTAAGATATTACAAAGCGAACCTACAGGCGCTATGCCTTGGGCGGGAGCAGATGCGAAATTTTGCTTTAGATGGAATTTTGAGCGTCGAACTGGTAGACGCTAGGGACTGCTTGATGCCAGAGCCAATAGAAAAGTGGCCTTCACCAGATTCCGGCAAGTAGTTAAAACACGGCAACGCATCCTTTCCGGGGCGGAGTCGCCATCCTCCTTAGCATTAGCTACGCGACTCCGCTGCCGTACACCGAAGGGGCAGGCTTAACCGCCCGCCCCTTCTTTTTTTATGCGCTACACGTCTGAAACGTCGACCCATTCCATGTAAAGGTTTTTGGGTGCCGGGTAGATAAAATCAAGAAAAGCATTAGGAAGCCAGATAATGTGTCCCTCTGCTTTGGATTCTCCTGTATGCCCGTAGCTCAGGTAAGAGTTTCCTTCTGAGTCCTCAAAAAGCCATTTGAGGTTAAATTTTCGGCCCTTGTCTCTTTCGAATTCTACATCCGAAAAACGTATAAAAAACTCGTCATGCCCTAGCCACTGGGAAATGCCGTCAAATATGCGGTCAGCCGATGAGTCAAACTCTGTTTTGTGGATGTTTAGTTTCTTGTCGCTGAACGACCATCCGATATAGTCCCGCTGTGGTTTGAAAGCAAACATACAAAGACAACTTCACCTTTTTAAAGTATCAGGATAAGATTTTGCTAGGTTACAATTTCACCGTGTAGGCTGTCGATGGCTTTAGCAACTGAACTTGCGTAATACCGTTGTTTTCGCAAAAACGGTCTGACAAACAATTTTTTGGTCGGGTTTTATAATGCCAACACAAGCCGAAATTATCAAAGCGATGGCTGCAAGTGATAAGAATGCCTCGCGAAGCAGGGTGCCAGCCGACTTCAAGGTTAGCAATGATTACCAGCTAGAGCAAAGCCTCCAGCAGTCGGGCGGTGGATATTCAAGTGACCACCGCAAAGAAGTGGAAATGTACACCGGCTGGAACTACGTTGCTATCCATGCGATTGCTACGCAGTGCGGTCAAGCTGCTTGCTATGCTTACACGGAGGAGGAGGCTGTCGGCTCGGTAATGAAGTCGATGTACAACGACAAGGACGATCAGGGGCGGCCCGTCCCGAAAGACAGTCCTCTTTTGAAATTTCTAAAAAGACCAAACCCTCAGCAGTCTGGATCGTCGTTCCGATTTGAAATGGCCTTGCAGCTAAAACTTACCGGCAAGGTTTTGATATGGAACATGACCAACACCTACGGCAAGGTTGTTCGAAGGTACATTATTCCAACTGCAATTGTAGAGCCAAAGCAGCCAAACAAAGATTTCCCAGAAGGCTACTACAAGGTCAAGCCTGAGCTTGCGCGGCAGGGCGGTCAGCAGGGCTGGTTCTTTGCTGGGCAGCACATGAGCAAGCTTCACTGGAACCTAGACGCTAGGCATGTTCAGGTCATCTTGGACCCGCACCCTGTATACAGAGACGATGGCCAGTCGTCGGTTGCTGCTGGCGCCTTATGGACCGACTCAGCAAACCACATTGACGCTTCAAGGACCAACCACATGCGGCTTGGGCCTGATCCATCGGTCCACGTTCATATTGCTGGCCAGATGGATGCCGCAGAGTTGAAAGGCGCTGAGGCTAGGTTTAACCAAAAGTATTGCGGAACCGACCGTGCTGGTCGCGCTATGTTTACAAGCGGTGATGGTGTTTCGGTTACGCCTTTGACCAGCACTGCCAGAGACATGGCATACGGCGAAGGGTTTAGCCAGATGCGTGATGCCATTATGGCGCTTCACAAGGTTCCGCCAACTGCGGCGGGGATCGAGCAGGCAACCGGCGGCGAATCTTTGTACGCTCCGCTCAAGCAGTTTATCTTCTTAACAATTCAGCCGATCCTGAACTTGTTTGCTGACGAAGACAATGAAAACTGGGTTTGGCAGTACGGCGAAGGGCATTACGTTGAGTATCGCGCAAAAGCAATCGACGAGCCGGAGCAAAGAAATCGCGAACACGAAATCTTGATGAAGGCCGGGGCTATCACCAAGGGCGAGTTGCGATTGCGAATGGGAATGCAACTGTTTGGCGACGAGCGAGACGAAGAAATTGCTGGTGCAGCACCCGCACCCGAAGCCATGCCCGGTATGGAAGGTGGCACTCCGGCAGCAATGGGGATGGACGGAACCGATTCAGTTCCGAACCCCCCTCCTCAGTTTTTTGGCTCGCAAGAGCAGCAGGCTGAAGAAGGCGAAGAATCGCCATCGGAGCCGGAATTTTTTGGGGAAGAACAGGAGCAGCAGCAGGGTGGCAGCGCCAGCCGAATGGCCGAGCTTGATCAAATTATGGATGCGATGATGGCTTCTCAGCCAGAAGAAGAAACAGAAAACGAGCGATTGCAAAAATCTCTTGCAAGCCTTATTTCCGAATTTAAGGCCAAAGGCGCAAACGACACCTGTGGCGCCGGGAGTGCGGGTGGCAAAGGATTTGCGCCGGGGAACACTTGTGCAACAGACGAGCATAAAGGCAAGACTCCTAGTGCTGCTTCTGGCCAGCAGGGAGCGGCGCCTCAGCAGTCCTCTGCGCAAACTACAAAACAAAAGAACACGCAGCGATATAAGCAGGAGGCCGAAGCTGCTGTCAAGCAAATGCCCTCAAGCTTGAAGGAAGCTAGGGAGCAGCAGTTCGAGTCTCAGAAAAAGCAGAAATTAATGGCTGGCGGGATGTCTGAAGGCGAAGCCAATCAATATATGAACTCAAAGGTTGGCCGATTTTTAAACTGGATTCAGCAGGACGCGCAGGCGGGGTGGAGCGACGGAGCGGTCACGCAGGCATTTGCCGATCTGGGAGACGGGTTTGAAAGGCTAGTGACTGGCAAAAACCCGCCTAGCCAGCGGCAATTAGATTTGAAAATGGACGCAGCAATAAAAGAAGCAAAGCGGGTGGCAGAGCAAAAGCTAGGTTCTGGAGAGTATATGGACATACTGTTCCCGGCACAGGCTGGCGCGCCGGGGCAGCCTACTGCCGCGCAACCTGCACCATCTGGCCAGCAGCCTCCATCGAGTCAGCAAGCACCAGCTACGCAGCAGCCCTCACCCCAGCAGGCACAACAACCTGCCCCGCAGCCTGCTCCACAGCCGACACAAAAACCGCCTGCCGCTACTCAGCCCAAACCTGACGCTGCACCAGTTGCATCTGCTGAAACTGCACCCCCGCTAGAGGGCGCTGCACCTAAACAGAGCGTCCCAGATGATCTACAGGCACAAATTGAAGCAGCGTTTAAGCGTGGCGATTACGCTGAAGTAAACAGGCTTAGTGCATTGACTTATTCAACCCCAGAAGAACGCGCAGCTAAAAAATCTCGCTCACCAAAGAAAGGCAAGTCATGGCAGTCCGTGGAAAAAGCAACCCCAGCCCCCCCAAGCCAAGGAAACCTAAGCCAAAGTCCGGAGGCGGCTGAAAGCGAAAGTGAATGGTCCAGTTGGACCGGGCCTCGCGGCGGCAAAGGATGGAAAAACAGCAAGACCGGCAAGATTGTCCGAGGAAAGGTTCGCCCCGATGAGCGAAGACCGGGTGGTAGGAGAGCTACATAAAAACATTCTTTGCTACCCTGCTAGCACAACACAGGACGGCTTGCCTGTAAAATTGATTGTGTTAGAGATGAGGGCAAAGGAAGGCGGGACAGAGTATAAATTCATGTCTATTGATACCGCACGAAAATTGAGGCAAGACATCGGCGAAGCATTTGTCGAGATTTTGGACGAGTGGCAAAAGGAGATTTAAATTGCCAGACGATCCACAGAGAAGAGAGCGAGAGAAAACAATTGAGGATTCTTTGCTTCCAGTTTTTGAGGAGTACAAGGAATCAGCAATTGCCGTGTATCAGAACACGGGCAAGCTTCCTTCTCGCGGTTTTTGGGAGACAATGAAGAAGCGGCTGGCGTCTGCTGTTCAGCCAGTGATTGCTCTGGTTATGTCTGACGCGCTTAATATTATGCTGCGCCCGACGTTTGAAAGCCTTGCAACTCCAGCGAACAATCGGGCTGTTTCGCGCGATGCCAAGCGCCGCGCCGAACAGTTCTCGGTGAACTTTAGCGACATGGTTTTGACTAACATTGCTGAAACAGTGCCGTCCGCCGACGAAGATGAAGACACGGCTGTTTTTGTTACGGAAATGTTCGAGGATATTTTTGCCGAAAACAAAGCAATGATTATCGCAGTGGGGCTTGTTACTTCTGCAATTACGGCTGGCGAAATGCTTGCAGCAGTTTACATACAAACCCTGCTTGTAAGCACGCCGCCTGTGGCGAGAGAGATATTGGAGGATCGACCAGACTCAATAGGGCTTTATGGCATTGACTACGAAGGGATTCCGGAAAGGCCGATTCTTGACGATATTGCGTTAGAGATAATTCCTGTATGGGTGACTCAAGACGATGCTTTGGTCTGCCCCGTGTGCAGCCCGTTGCATGAGACGACCGAAGAAAATTGGGGGGAGTTTGAAGGTCCGCCGGCGCATTATATGTGCCGGTGTTTTCTAAGATGGGTCATCCGTCGTTCGATGACTTAACCCCTGCAATTAAATGAAAAAAGACGAAGCTCAAGGGCTTTTGAGTTTTTGCCGGTCTGATAGCCAGCGAAGAGTCTTGGAAGCTATAGTGGAGTTTGGAACCCGTCACGCCGCCGCTAGGGCGCTGGGGTTTCACCACACTACTGTCAACAAGACGGCGCAGCGTGTGAAGGATTACGCTTGCTCTCGCGGGTACTCACCCGACCACGACATGGTTCACCCAACTCCCAGTGGGTATTTCGTGGAGCGAATGACGCACCAACATTCGGGTGACGGTCAGCTAGAAAGAGTTTGGACAAAATCCAAGAGAAGCGCCGAAGAACTTGAGGCCAGCATAAGAGCATTTGTAGAGGCAGTCTGCGAGGATGTTACGCCCTACAAAAAAATAAAGGCACCCAAGGGCAAAAAGACTTCGCGGCTAAAAACCAATTTGTTAATTGGCGATGCCCATCTGGGGATGTTTGCATGGGCGCCGGAAACCGGCAGGGAAAACCACAACCTCAACATCGGCTTGCGTGATTTAAAATCGGCTGCCGAATATTTAATTGAGACTTCGCCAAACTCTGAGACGATTGCAATTATCAATCTTGGCGATTTGCTTCACTGCAACGACCCGTCGTTTATGACACCGGCTAGCGGCAACCAGCTAGATCATGACGGCAGATTTCCAAAAGTAGCTCGCGCTGCCGGAGAGTTTATGCGGCATGTCGTGCTTGTTGGATTAGAAAAATTTAGCAAGGTCGAGGTTTACAACGTCCGGGGCAACCACGATTCGTCGGCGGCGTTTTGGATCAACTACGTTCTGGAAGCGTACTTTGTCAACAATCCGCGAGTAAGCATTATTCGCAACGAAACTAAAATGCTGCACTATTCCTTTGGAAGTAACTTTGTGCCGCTGGATCACGGAGAAAAGGGGTTTAAGCGGCTTCATGAAGCAATAACCCGTGATTATCGCAAGGAACACGGGGAAGCAAAATTCACCTATTGCTGGACCGGTCATATTCATCATAAGGTCAGAGACGAGATTGGCGGGGTGCATTTTGAGGCTTTCAACACTCTAGTTCCGCCAGATCAATACCACGCCGACAAGGGCTACGGTTCAGCCCAGTCCATGACTTCAATTGTCTTGGATTCTGATTACGGCGAGGTAGATAGAAAGATATGCTCTTTAAACCTTGCCCGAAGCTTTCAATGATTAACTGGCCGTCCCATATTCAAGTGCTGCACGTCAAATACGAGGTAATTTTAAAGCCAAGAACAGAAATGGACGACGACGACGGGTTCTGCTGTGATGATCGGCTGCTAATTTGCGTCTGCTCGGACCTGCCGATGCAAAACCAGATTGAAACACTCTGGCACGAAATAAAACACGCTATAAACACTCAAATGGACCTGAGTGACGACAGTACGGAAGAAGATTTCGTTTTGAGAGGAACAAAAGGCGAGCTTGCGGTATTTCGGTCCAACCCCTGCTTGCTTGAAATGTTCCGTTTGCTCTAAAGTGGGCTTGCACGCGACTTTAAGGAATTGGTAATTTTAGCCCGATGGAAAGACAAAGAAACAAGCTCGGCAAATTTTTCAATCTGGATGGGTCACAGGGATATACCTCTGTGGGGTCGGTCGGCTATGACACGAATGAGATGTCGGCCACCGCTGTTATTACCACTCCGGCATGGGACAGGACAAACGATTCGTTGAACCCCGAAGGCGGCTCGACGGAAAAGTACAAGTCAAACCCGGTCGTTTTGTGGGATCACGGCAAAGACATATCTATCCCGATTGCGAAATGCGAAGACAGGAACGGAAAGCTTTCTATAGTCAAGTCGCAGGACGGCTGGATTGGCACCAGCTATTTTTCTTCTAAGTGCAAGCAGTCAGAGCAAATTTTTGATTTGATCACTGAAGGCATTATCCGGGCGACTTCCGTTCGGTTTTGTCCTTTAGAGCAGCCGATCATCAAAAGCGAGGGCCGCTTGTTTAATTCTTGGGAGCTAGAAGAATGGTCTTGGTGTCCCATCGGAGTAAACCCCGAAGCCATCCGCTGTGCTTTGTCGTCTAATCGTTTGGCAGGATCGCAAATGGACGGGTCCATTCGCAAGTCGCTCATGTCGGCTATTCCCGAACGAACAACTAAAACTTTTAAGATAGGCTGGGAGAATATGAACCAGAACACCTCCGGGGAGAAACTCGGCTCGCTAATTTTGCAGGCGACTCACTCCCAGTTACACGCTTGCTCAAAAAATGTCAAAAAGGCAATGTCGAGTTTGGAAAATCCAAACACCGAAGGGCTTCTTAATGAAGTTCTTGCCGCAATGCAAAAACTTATGGGCGCACTCGAAGGCGGGCATCAGTCTGAATATAAAGACGACATGCCAGCTTACGACGACGAAGCAACTGACCCTAAAAAAATGATGGAAGAGGAAGAGGAGTTGATGAAATCCTTTCTCTCTAAAAATCCATTGCAGCGATATAACGTATTGAGCATGAGCGGCAAGCTCGACGCTATCAGCGAGTCCGTTGACGGCCACAGCGCGTCTGCCATTTCGTCGATCGCCAAAAGCTGGTCAGACTTGGTTTCCGAGGCTGGCAATATGAAACAAGTATCTCCAACAATTGACAAATTGGACGGAGATATTTCCGAGGTTCGGGAAGCGGTTTCTCACCTCAAATCTCTAATGCAGGAACAAGTTCCTTTTAGCAGGAGTAAGTAATGTCTGATAACAAGACACCAGAGCAACAGATTGCAGAATTGAAAAGCGAGGTCGGTGACTTGACTGCCGCTCTGAAGACTGCTGCTGAAGGCTCAATTGTAAAATCCCATAGTGACTCTTCGGCGTCATATTGGGGTGAAACTGAAGAAGTGGCAACGATTAATGCCGATAACGCTAATCATCGCAGCAACTATGTTGCTGAAGGTTGGCAAGGTTGTGGCAAATCGGAATTTAAATCTTTTGGCGATTTCCTGAAGTCGGGTTATGCTGCAAAAGGTCAGGGCGAGTGGCGCAAACAAGCCATGACTCCTTACCAGCCAGTAATGAAAGCCGTTCAGGGTATGAGCGAGCAAGTTGGTGCTGACGGTGGATTCATGGTTTACCCTGAATTTTCCAAGAGCATTCTTGAGCGAGTTTACGAAAACGACATTTTTGCTCAGACCGACAACTACACGGTTGGTGGCAACTCTCTGACGTTTACTCGCAACGCTGAAACAAGCCGAGCTAACGGAAGCCGTCACGGTGGCGTTCGTGGTTACTGGGTTGCTGAAGGCGGTTCGTTGACCAAATCTAACCCAACTCTGGCTCAAGTTTCTTTGCGACTGAAGAAATGTGCTGTTTTGGTTTACCTGACAGACGAAATTCTTCAGGACACTGGTTCTTCCTTGGAAGATTACGTTTCTCGCTGTGCCGCTGCTGAATTTAACTTCATGCTCGGCGATGCAGTATTCAACGGAACTGGCGCTGGTCAGCCTTTGGGAATCACCAACGGCGGATCATTGGTTTCTGTTGCCAAGGAATCTGGTCAAGCTGCTGATACAATCGTATCTGCTAACATTGACAAAATGTGGGCGCGACGAGCCATGGGTTCTAACAAGTACCAGTGGTTCCACCATCAAGATTGTGGCGCTCAAATTGACAATCTTGGCTATGACTTTGGAAACGGTGGCGTTCCGCTCTACCGCACCAACAACAGCATCGCAGAGCAGTCTCCACAGACTCTCAAAGGTGCTAAACGAACCGAAACTGAATTTAACGCCACCCTTGGTGACGCTAATGACATTATCCTCGCTGACCTGTCTCAATACCTGACCATTTCTAAGGGTGGCATCACTCAAGAAGCTTCGATTCACGTTGAATTCTTGACTGACCAGACTGCTCTGCGATTTGTCATGAGAGTAGATGGCCGTCCGTGGGAAGACACAGCCGTTACGCAGTACAAGGGTTCAAACACCCAGTCTGCTTACATTAACTTGGCCGAGCGAGCATAGGAGTAAGAATATGTTTAACGGATCATTATTTGAGCAAGGATTCGATCTTATTCCAGATCAAATCAATGCTGAAGCCAATAACGACGTTACGGGCGATTGGGTTTCGCTGAAAGATAAGGACCGAGCTTACTTGTGTCTCTCGAAGCCAGCAGGAACAGCGGGCGACGACTTGTCTATCAAGCTGAACCAAGCCACCGACAATTCCGGAAGTGGGTCAAAAGCTTTGAACTTTACAAAGTTGTGGCACAAAATCGGGACCATGAGTGCCGTGACCCAGTGGACGGCTGTTGAATTGACAACAGCTACCGACGACCTCGATTTGGCTTCTGTCAACAGCACGGACCTTGCTACTGACGGCAGCAATTCTGTGATTTTGGTTGAAGTCATGGCTGACAGCCTTGACGTTGACGGTGGGTTTGACCATGTTCAAGTCTTTTACGAAGGCGACGACATCAGCAACGGATTGTTAATCACAAGCTTCTGGATTATGACTGGCAACGCTTACGCGAAAGCCATTCCTAACTCGGCACTGTAGAACGACAACTAGGGAGAACTCCCTATTTCCATACGGGACTCCCAGAGCTTTCTGGGAGTCCTTTTTTTTTCTTTAATCTGAGGTAAACAACAATGGCAGAAGCCAAAAACAAAACAACAACTAAAGCAGCGACACCGAAAGCCGCCAGTGTAAAAACCAGCGAAAATGTTCCGGCCAGCGAAGTAAATGACATGAGCCTGCTGGAGCGTACCGCTCTGGAGATTTACAAGTCTCTGGCGCTTAGCAACAAATCGTATGATGTTAATGTGCTGGCTAAGAAAGCGTTCCAGCTTGCTGCTCCCTTTGAAGCAGAGGCAAACCGTGTTCTCTCAGGTGGCGTTATTGAGACGTTTGAAAGAACTCGAATTATTCCAGAGGTTACTATTTTTCCTTGGGTTACTAGCACCGAGTACGGCGTTTACACCAAGCAAGAAAAAACTGACGAGCATGGCCGAAGAATTGCCGTGACCATCAAGGGCGACCCGCACGGAGAACACCCCAACCTGCCTCCAGACCACCCCCACAACCAGCAGTTTTTCATGGCTCGCGACATGATGGGTCTCGATGTTCCGTCACGCTATAAGCGGGCTTTGCAAGAACACAAAGAAAAGATTGCTGAGTTGTCAGTTGAATAGAGGCGTAGTTCTTTTCATGGTTTTTTGATAGCACTACAAGGGAGGGCCGAATAGTCGGCTCTCCCTGACTATTGGAGCAGATTGTGGCAGTAACCGAAATATATGTCGATCATTCAGGCGGGTCAGACCCCGGCCCTGAGCCGGGCAGCGGTGGCGATGGCTCGTCGGGCAACCCTGTGCAAACACTGTCGGCGGCGTTTACTCTTGCAGCGACGGCGGGAACGTCAGCCAATGTTCGAATAAACGTAAAGAACACCTCAAGCAGCAGCAAGATGACCAGTCTTGGATCGCTGCCAACCGGACACAGTATTTCCAGTCAAATTGTGATTGCGCCGTACTCTAGTTCGGCGGGTGACACCGAGAATTTGCTCTACTTGGATGCTGGAGGCAGCGACGATGTGCTTGACAATGACACAGTTGATGCCATTGTCTGGAATCGCTGCCACTTCAGCAACACGTCAACAGATTCGGGTTCATTTATGAACCTTGACAATAATTTGTTGTTCTATAAATGCACGTTTGATAACTGCACGTTCACCGGGGACAACAGTATCGGTGCTTATTTTTGCACTTGGGAAAACATGGTCGCATCTGGCAACGCTTGTTTTGCGAGCGGATCGTCGTCGGTTGTTTACGGCTGCAACATTAGCGGAAGCGGCGAATCAACTTTGCCATATTTGATTCAATCGTTGTGGATAATGAACAGCGTCGTTTATTGGAACGGAACTGTTGATTTGATGTGGAAGTCATTGTCGGCGGCGGGTGGTTGTTTGCAAAACGCATTCGTATATTCCGATGCATCTCATTCGTCTGGGGACGGTAATGGAGTCCAGATCGACGATCAGGTATTGTGTCAATTCAACTACTTCGAGAACTGCGCCGTAGCAATCGAGGACGAAAACAACTCGGAAGTAGTTATCAACGGACCAAATGCTTTTTACGGAAACACTACCAAGCGATTCACCGTTGACAGCAACATGCTTGACATCACCAAGCCGATTACCGCAGCGGATTACGACTTATCTGCATCCGGGTATCCCAATGCAAGCTCGAATAACTGGACTATGAGCGACGATTTGAGAAACGAGAGAACCAACCAATACACGCCATTGACTGCAACATCTACTGCAATTGAAGCGTATTTTGGTGCTTTCCTAAAAACAGCAGACGGCTCAGGCGGCACTACAGGCAAGCAAGGGCTTCACGGCATAGAAACAGGGTCAGTTTAATGCGCATTCCTTCCGGAACTACCGATCAATATATCTATTTCGTGGCTGTGGATTCCACGGATTTCACAACGCGCGAAACCAGCTTGTCCGGGTTTGATGTTTATCGAAGCCGCAATGGGGCAGCGGCGGCACAAATGAGCAGCCCCACTATTAATGAAGTTAGCTCCGGCAACATGCCGGGAGTGTACGAACTTTTGCTGGACGAGGATATGACGATTGCCGCCGGTAATGATAGCGAGGAAATGGTTTTCCATATCACCAAAACCGGAATGGCTCCCGTCACCCGAACCATAGAATTGTACCGGCCAAAAATTACGGCTGGCGAAACTCTAACGGTTTCAAGTGGCAACGCCAGCGCAGACATAATCAAGGTCAGCGGCGATTCGACAGCGGCAGACAATTTAGAGCTAATGTATGACGGCACTGGATATGCGGGTGG